ATGCCATTCGCCATCGACCTTTTCGAGCTTGAAGAAATCGGCCCAGCGATTGGCGTTGATGCCGTTTGCTTTGAGCAATGAGCGCGCGGCATTGCGCGCTGCCAGGTTTGAAGCGAAAGCCATGATGAATTCTCCTTTTTGGTTAAGCCCTTTGCGTTCGGGCCATGAATCCATCTTAGGCTTTCGCTTCCCTGCGTTCTAGTTTATTGTTTGTATCATCCCCTTCTTATAGTAAACGAAAACTATCAATTGCCGCTAGGCTTTGGCCCCGGCCCCGAGCTAAGCCCAGCGCCTTAGCTTCGGGCGCCGCTTTGCGGGCCGCTGCGCCCCTGAGCCTTTAGCCATTTCTGATACTGCGTTGCAGCCGTTCCGCGATTGATGCCTTGCCGCTCGCATTCCGCGATTAGCTCGCCCCTGGGCTTAGCCGAGAGCAGATCGAAAATAGCCCATGCTTTCTTCGTGATCGCCCCGCGCGGGCGATGATCAGGGGCGGCGGATAGGCGAGCTAGGCCAGCCGCTGCGCGGCTCGCTTGCTCCTTCTCACTAAAAGGGCCGATCGCAAAAAGCTTGCGGCCATCTTCGGCAATGAACGATACGATTTCCATAGTTATCCTCTATCAGTTGAGAGTGCGCAAGGGATTTGCGCTGCATCAAATGATCGAACGCCGCGATCTGATAGAGAAGATATACAATTGAAAGAAATTGCATCAATTGAGGCAAAACGATGGCATTGATAGGACGTTATTTCAATATGATGAAAGAATTGCAAGCTAGTAGGCCGACGAGCGGAAAGAATTGCCATGCTGCAATGCAGCATCGATAGCTTTCAATCGCGAAAGGAAAGGCGCGCTCGCGGCAAAGCCTTGCCCAGCAAGCAAAGGGTGATAATTCCCATTATGGTAAATAGCTACAAAGCTATGGCCCGCTTGGGGCCGATAGGTTATTGCAATGCTAGCGCGGCTTGGATGCTGCAAGGAAAATCGGCCATCGCATCAAAGCCAAAATAATCGCAAGCGCCCAAGTAAAGCTCGCGCCAATCTGCATTGGCTTGGGCTTCGCTAATCTCGCCATCATCGATTAAGCAATCATAATGATTTGCCCATTCCCGAGCGCAATAAATAGCGCTAAATTTAGGGAATAAGTCTTTCGCATCATCCTCTGCTAAATCGCAAATTTCTTCGCTGCAAATATCCATCGCATGCGAAAGGGCATGGCCGAAGCTCTTATATGCATTCATTTCGCTATCTCCCGATTGGCTCGCGCTGGATTGCGCTTGCTCTATTGGCTTGAATTCTATATCTCCATTTACTTTCGTCTACTAGGGATAACCCCTATAGACAGAGTTTCATGCATCGCTTATCATTGAGCCATCAATCAGGAGGGCATCATGGATCAGACGCATATCAATGATATGGCTTGCCGCTTGGCTATGCCAGGCATTCTGAGCGCAGAACAGATTCGCGCGGGCTTTGATGAATTGCTGGAGACCTGCGGCGGCGATGCCAATTATGCGAAAGAATTTTTGGCAGATTGCGACGCTAGCCCACTGAATACGGCGATCGGCGCGATTCTGCATAGCCAATAGCCTTCCCGCCTCGTGCCGATCCGCTTGGGGCTTCTGCCTGCCGGATGGAATGGCGCCAGGCGGACCCCCCATACCACCAAATGCAGCGATAGCGGGTACCCTTAATCGTACCCGGGTACCTTTCTCAAAAATCCCTACTTTTTACTTAATATTATTAATATAATAACTACTCCCACTACTCCCACAGGTACCACATCCCAATTTTTAAAACTAAAAATTACAATTCTTACCTTTCTATCCCTCGCTGTTCCACCATATAATATCCACATCCCCAATCCCACATCTAGCTTCTTATTCTCGCTTACCTTATTCTCGCTACGCTCGACTGAGGCTTCGCCATGGAACCGACCATCTGGACCAACACCTACGCGATCTCAGATCCGACGGCCGACGCTCTCGGCGGCGATGCGGCCTCGACTAGATGGATCAATAGCTACGCAATTCCAAACCCGACTCAAACTGAAATCGACCTTATCCTTCACCAACTTCTCAAGCAATACTATGAAGCGGCTGAAGCCTACGATAGAACAGTTTGTACTGGACCGATCATCGATGGCGCTATCCTACCCGCTACTCCACTCGAGCGCGCCCTAGTCAGCCAACACGCCGCCACACTGTGGCGAGAGCTTCTAACCTCCGCTCAAAACTTAGGTCTCGACCCGGCCACCGTACGCTCTTCTTATTCTCGTTTCGCTCGACCTAGCGCCTCCGGCGCCTTTTAAAGGACTAACAATGACCTTCACTTTTATCGATACAACCAACGGTTATGCAATCCAAGCTGAAACCGCCGAAGATTTCGAACAGACCTTAGAAATCTATCGACGCCTTTTCTGTACCAACTACGAAAGCGCCATCGACTACAGCCAAGGTCCGGTAGGCATTCCAGGGCAATATGGGCCACCCGTATTTGATGACCTTACCACAGGTAGTACAACCCTCTGCGACGACCCTCCGACTCAGCCGTGCGGCCTACCTCTCCCCATGCTCCCACCTTTGCCGCTCCCAGCAGAAGCTGACTATGAGCCCATCTTCACAGCGAAGCATATGCGCGACTATGCGCTGGCTTACGCCAAGTCTATCAAAGACCCGGTCGTCAACGGCACCGCTGACCTAATGCGCCAACTCCAATATAAGGACACCGAGATAAAAGAACTTCGCTCTGTTCTCGAGTCGAAAGAAAAGAAGAGGCTAAAGATTCAACAATGTCTAAGCGAAGCATCGATGGCGCTCGGCAACGAGGCGGTTTATATTAATCCAATCAACCCATTCGGACCCCAAAAGCCGAACTTCATCTAAATCTCGCTTGCGCTCGACCCAGCAACCATGATATAAGGCTCCAACCGCCCATACTCCCATGTGGCTAGGAGCCTTCCATGTCTCTCAATCGACCCCCTTGCACTCCCTGGACTGACCACTCGGGTACAATTTTAGCTGGTGGTACTGCCCAACAGTTGATGCCTGTGAACAACGGTCGCATTGGCGTCTTCATTCACAATCTCGATGCCACCGAAGACTTGACGGTCAAGCCGAACTCGACCAACGGCACTGATGCCGCGATCGGCGCGGTAGGAACCATCGTTATCCCCGCCAAAACTACGCTGCTGTTCTCGTCCTACGCCGATCCGGGTCTCTGGTCCATTGTGGCTACTACCACTGGCCACAAGTTCACCGCGAAGGAATGGGGAGTTTGATCTAAACCCCCCCCCCCCTGCCTAAACTTACTCTCGCCCTTTTCCATTCTCGCCTGGCGGCTCGACTCAGCCCATGCCGGGGCGAGGTACTCAACAACGTTGCTCTACTCAAATCTACAAGCCAGAATAGAAAAATAGTCTCGGCTCGCGCCTCGACCCATTTAAAGGAGTACTACCATGCACTACCGCAACGGACGTGAAGCGAAGAACGGCGATATGGTCGTCCAAATCAACTGGGATGGGAAATCCCTTAGCGCCTTTGGCGTGCTGCACAGTGCGTTGCCTGGCAACGACTACTGCAACGGCATGATCGCTCCCGTCATCTCGAATGGAGCGTGTCTGATCGACTGCCTGCATGTTGAGGACGTGATGGCGTTGATTGAAGCAGCAGGATTGGCGAAACGTCCGGAAGGCAAGTAAATGGGTGATTATACCGACCGTAGTTCCCCCGCCGAAATGTGCGACGATTCGGTCCTGTCGGGTGACCGGATTCATCCTAAACATCAAATCCAAGTGGAGTTACCTGAAGTGAGCATTTCAGACGAATTGCAAGCTGCCGCCGACGCTAGCAATGACGAAGGTGAGATTGCGACGCGCACCAAAACCGGTGGCCGAACCAAGGGAACGCCGAACAAGGTGGCTCGGGTCGATATTGCCAAGGTGGCTCGGGTCTATTCTCTGCGCGCGCTGGAAGTGCTCATTTCCGTGATGGAAGACAAGAAAGAAGCCGGGTCCACTCGGATCGCGGCGGCGAATGCCCTACTCGATCGCGCCCACGGTAAGCCGAAGCAAGTCACTGAAGTGGGTGGCTTTGACGGCGGCGATATCCAGACCAAGCTCACGATCGAATTCGTGGGTCAGCCGCCGATCAAGGCGACGGTGGATGCCCAACTCACACAAGACGATGGTAAAACCATCGATATGCAACTTCAAACCGTCCGCGTGCCAGAACAACGCCGTCCTTGGGACCCTGAATAATGAGCATGTCAGCCGAAGAACTCGCCAAGCGGCGAGAAGAAGTGGGTCGTGGACGTGAAGTCGCCGCCCTGATCGCAAACGAGACGTTTAAGCAAGTCCTAAACGATTCGCTGCATGGCATCCAGAACGCATGGCTGCGCGAACAGGATCGGGATCAACGCGAATACCTGTGGCAACAGGGTGCAGGACTCCAGGCATTTGCCGACAATTTGCGGTCTATTGTCGATACCGGCAAAATGGCCGAACAGCAACTCGAGACGGACCGCAAGCTAAGAGGCGACCATGAAAAAGCCTGAAATTCCGCAAGTGCCGTGGAATGTACCGCAACAAACCGAGCCTGAGCCCGAGCATATCGCTGATTTTGTTGAAATTGAGGAGCAGGCTAAACCGGTGGCGCCCACGCAAGAGCAGATTGCCGCAGCGTTTTCCGGTGAGCCTGTGAAACAAGCCTCGCCTTTTGCGCCTAAACCAAAGGAAAAGAAAGTCGAGGAAAAACCTGCTTTCGAACTCACGGAAAACGATCCTTCGTGGGGTGAATTGGTGAATTTCTGCCGTCAGCACGGCGACAAGATCATTCAAGCTCACTACCCCACGCCACGCGGCGAGTGCGTGGATACTCTGTGGCGAGGCATTCCAGTTACTGCTCACGAAATCACTCAAGTGCGGCACATTGACCTCGGGTGGATCGACTGGAAAGACGCTATTTATGAATAAGCCTACCCCGAAGTGTTCAGAGTGTGGCCGGAAGCCGGTTGAAGGATGCGGTCACATCACATGCCCGTGCCGAAAGTCAATGACTGCCCAGCCAAAGGACCGCGTAGAAGAAAAACCGGTCAAATTCGGAATTCCCGAGCGGTTTTTCTCGCAGCACTTCGACGACCAAGAGTGATTTATGCAACTTCGCCCACCTGACGCGCCGTCCCAGAAACGAAGTGTTTCAGGCAATCAAATGCCTGCGTGGTGTCGCGTGCTTTTCGAGCCGCAATGGCGTTATATCTCGGTCCGCGGTGGGCGTGGGTCGGGTAAAACCAAGAATTTTGCTCGCGCATTGGTGTTGCGCTCGACGGTCGATAAGCTGCGGGTGCTCTGCACGCGTGAGGTTCAACTTTCTATTCGCGAGTCGGTTTATGCGACGATTGTCAACGAAATCAGGGAACTCGGCCTGGAGTCTCAGTTCGAAATTCTATCGAACGAGATTCGATCTAAGAAGGGCGGGTCGTTCATTTTCAGGGGGCTTGCCTCTGAAACGATCGATTCTATCAAGTCGCTTGCTGATATCGATATTGCATGGGTAGAAGAAGCACAAGCCGTTAGCCATAAATCGTTCGAAATGCTTTTCCCGACGATTCGGGCTAATGGTTCACAGATTTGGTTCTCGTGGAATCCGGAGCTAGAGACTGATCCGATTTACGAATTGGTGATGAAACGCGGTTTGCCTAAGTGTGCGAACTTGTTCGTAAATTTCGATCAAAATCCGTGGTTTCCCGAAGTTCTTCGGCTTGAAGAACAGGACATGCTGGGTAAAGACCCAGTGCGGCATCGCCACGTGTGGCTAGGTGAACCCCTACCGGCAGTCGAAGGTGCGATTTACTTCCAAGAAATCATGGCGATGGAGCAGTCTGGGCGCATTCGCCCGATGACGTTTGATCCAGACTTGCAGAAGTATGCGATTTTTGACTTGGGTTTCAATGATGCGATGACGTGCGGTATTTGCCAGCGCACCAAAGACGATTTCCGCATCCTAGACTACATCGAGAATAACCGGGTCACGCTGGCCTGGTTCGATGACGAGTTAAAGGCTCGGGACCACCGGGATGCGATCATCGTTTTGCCACATGATGGTAAGCATAAGAATCTGCAAACCGGATTGTCGCCACAAGAAATAATGGGTTTGTACGGATGGTCAGTTGAAATTGTTGATAATATCGGAGTCGAGAACGGAATTCGTGCCTGTCGCGAACTAATGGCTCAGATGTATATCGATTCTGCTCGTTGCGCTCAACTTATCGAGCGGCTAAAACGATATGCACGAAATAAACATGGGCATCCGTTGCACGATGAAAACTCCCACGGCGCCGACATGGTTCGTTACGCTGCGGTTCATGCTTCAGTGATGCAAACTGGGATCATCGGTTCCGCGCGTTCGTCGTGGTCGAAACCGTTGAATTATCCCAAGCTGACTACCGTATAGGTAAAACGATGGATCAACAAGATTTGGAAGAGTTGTTCGAGCGAACGATGTTCCCTGATTCGACTCCGGCAGGCGTTCCTGAACCTGGAGTTCCGGTTCAGGAAATTATCGTAGAAGGGGACGATCCGAACGACGAAGAAGACTTGGCGATGAGCGACGCCGAGATTGATAGCATCGTTCAACGGCATATCCAGAACAGTACGAACTGGATGGGCTCGCAAATTAGCACCTCTCAAGCCAAGGCGATGCAGTACTACTTGGGCTTGCCCGAGGGTGATTTGTCGCCTCCTGGCATCCAGGGCCGCTCAACTATTGTTGATACTACGGTTTCCGATCAGATTGAGTGGTTAATGCCTCAACTGATGGAAATCTTCTTTGCATCCGGCAATATCGTGCGGTTTATGCCGCGCAAGCCGGGTGACGAGGACGCGGCTAAGCAAATGACTTCGTTGGTGAATTACATTATCAACGATGTTAACCCAGGATTTCAGTTTTTTCTGGAATGGTTCAAAAATTCGCTGCTCAATAAAGTGGGCGTAGCGAAAGTATGGTGGGAGCCGTTCGACGAAACCGTTCGCGAAGAACAAAATGGCATCACGGATGTTCAACTTCAGATTGTCAGCCAAGACCCTGAAGTCGAAATAACGAAGATTACTTCGTACATCGATCCCAATGCTGAACGCCAGGCGCTTGAACAGTATCAACAGGCGATAGAGCAGTATCACCAGGCAGTGCAACAGTACCATGCCATGGGCGGTATGGCGCCTCCTATGCCGCCGCAGCCTGGGCAATTGCCGCCGCCCCCGCCCGCGCATCCGAATGCCGCAGCAGCCCAGGCACAGCCGCCGCAAGGGGCGCCCCAGCCGATGCAGCCGCCGCAATTGCCGCCACCGGTCGATATGTCGAAGCTGCCCCAGCTTCACAATGTGGTTATGCTTCGGTCCCGGCGCGCTGGCCGCGTTGCCCTTTCGTCGATGAATCCGGAAGACTTCTTAATCGACGAGCGTTCACGCCGCATTCCAGATGGGTTTTGTGCTCATCGTCTGGTAAAGACCATCAGTGAGATTCGCGCCACCTATAAAAACGCGAAGGGTTTAGATATCGACCAACTTTCGAGCGATCCGCTGGCCGAAACGGTGCAGAACTCCGAAGTAATGTATGCTCGTGAGTCACTGCAAACTGTCTACAAGCCACAGGAAGTTGAAGATTACGGCGACGAATCGCAGCGTAAGGTTTTCCTTTACGAGTGCTATTTGCCGATCGACGCGGATGGCGATGGCTTTGCCGAGTGGCGTAAAATCGTGCGCGCTGGCAATGCGATCATCGAGAAAGGCGTTTGTGAAGGCCCTCCGTTTGCCGCGCTTTGCCCGATCCCGATTCCCGGGTTGTTTTACGGACGTTCGGTCGCAGAGCTTGGCATGCCGATGCAGTTGGCGAAAACGGGCGTTTTGCGCTCTCTCGTCGATAACATGAATGTGCAAATCAACGGCCGCACTTGGGCCGTTGAAAACCAAGTTAACATCGATGATTTGCTCACCAATCGCCCCGGTGGCGTGGTTCGGGTTAAAACCCCGAACGCAGTGGGGATGCTCCAGCAAGGGATGGCCGATAGCCAGGGCGCGTACCAATTGCTGGAATACTTGGATGCTTCGTCACAGGAGCGTTCGGGTATCACGAAGTATAGTCAGGGCACCGACGCAGACTTCTTGAATCCGACGGCCACCGCGTATAAGGGGATCACGCAGCGGGCCGATTTGCGGACCAAGTTAATCGCCCGCACGTTTGCGGAAACTGGCGTTAAAGAGTTGGTGCTGCTGATCCAGCGCGTTTTGGTGAAACATCAAGACCAAAAGATGACTTTTGAGCTTGATGGAAACTGGGTTGATGTGGACCCGCGCGTTTGGAATACGCAGTTCAACATGAAAGTCCGGGTTGGGCTCGGGACTGGCGAAATGGGCGAAAAGGTTATGCTCATTCAGCAGTTCATGCAAGTCATGCAGTTGCTGTTGCAGATTCCGGGGCTCGGCATTATTTCGCCGATGAATATCTATAACGCTACCAAGGAGTTGTGCGAGGCGATGCAGATCGGTCCAGCTGACCAGTTTGTCACGCTGCCGCCCCCGCCGAATCCGAATCCACCGCCCCCGCCGCCTGATCCCGCAATGATGGCGGTTCAGTTGCAAGCCCAGTTGGATAACCAGAAGTTCCAGCACCAACAAGCGTTGGACATTCAAAAACAGCAGTTTGAACAGCAAATGGCCGCGCAGAAGGCGCAAAACGAACAGCAGATCGCCGCGACTCGGGAAGCGCTACTGCATCAGCGTGAGCAGGAACAGTTCGCTGCGCAGCAGGCGTGGGAAGAACGCAAGTTTATGCTGCAACTCGCGGCAGAGCGCGAAGCGGCGGCACTGAAAGCCGGAGTCGATGCACAAACCGAGATTGCCATGAACACGGCAATCGTTCGCGATGAGAATGGCCAGCCGCAACAAGTGCCAACTGATTTGTTGCTCGGCGCACGCCAGCAGAATATCGACTCAACGCATCGACATTTGGATCGTCAGCAGCAAGCCACGCAGGCAAATCAGCAGTTAGCAGTCCAGCAGCACAATGCAGAGCAAGATCGAAACGCCGCACAGCAAAACGCCGAAGCCGACCGCAAGCAAGCCGCTACTGTGGCAAAAGCACAAGCTAAGCGCAAAGAGAGCAAATAGGTACTAGCTCTCAGTTGATTACCGCCAAGTAGTAATTTATATTCACATCAACAACGGAGTGTACGAAAATGGTCACTGAAGCTACCCTCGGAACGGGCGCTGAAATGGCCGACATTGAATCCATCTTTGAAGCCGAAGCCGGTAACGATCCGGTAGTCGAGCAACAAGGACAGCAAAATGTCGGTGCGGCCACGCAAAACGATCAAGAAGTCATCACTGTCGATGAAAACGGGAACGTTGTTGAAACAGTAACTGTTGAAGTCGATGCGGATGGCAACGAGGTCGTCATTGACGACGTTGCAGATGCGAATCAAAATCAGCCTGCCGAATTGGTTATCCCAGATGACCACAAGGTTAAGCTGACGATTGATGGGAAGGACGTGGAGTATACGTTCGCTGACTTGAAAGCCAAGGCTCAATTGGCAGAAGGCGCCCACAAACGGTTCGATGAAGCAGCGGCAATCCGTAAAGAGTATACCGAGAAGGCGGCTGGCTTACAAACTCGCGAGCAGCAACTCGGGCAAGTTTTGCAGTATTACATCAATCAGACTCAGGAGTTCATGCAGCAAGAACCGAACTGGGCTGATTTGATTCAAAATGATCCGCAGAAATACTTGACGGAACGCCATAATTGGGAAGTGCGACAAGCAAAGCTCAATGAAGCGCGTCAGGTACAAGCGAATCTGCAACGCCACCAAGCTGAACAAGCAGCGGCATCCGCACATCAGAGAGTGGAAGAAGCCAAGCGAGCGCTTCTGACCGCTATCCCTGAGTGGGCGGACCCGAAGAAGGCAGCGGAAGGCGCAAGAGCGATCGACGCGTATTTGCACGAACAAGGCATTGCTCCAGAAATGCGAGCGGCTATTGATTCGGCGCAGGTACTGTTGGTTGCGAGAAAAGCGATGCTGTACGATCAAGCTGTCGCAGCAGCGAAAGCGAGAAAGGCAGCGGGCGGACAACAAGTTCGCGGGCAAGCCCAGCCGGTGCAAACCCAACGACAAGTTCGCCAAGTTCGCGTGGAACGACCTGGTGCAGCGACAGCTGCTCAAACTGCGGCGTCTCGGCAGAATCTGAGTCGGGCTAATGCAGCGAAGGCGTTCAACGCGAATCCATCCGTTGATACGTTGGCTACTTTTTTCGAATAAGGTAGCCAGAAACCTTAAAGGGAACTGGAAATGCCCGCGAATACACTCACCACGTATGCCGTGGTTGGCAACCGTGAGGACTTGATTGACAAGGTCTTCATGATCTCCCCGTCGGATACACCGTTCACGTCCTCGATTGCGAAGACGAACGCAGAGGCGGTTTATCACGAATGGCAAACGGATGCCTTGCGTGCTCCGAATCCGCAAAATGCGGCAGTCGAAGGCGCCGACGCGACCTACAGCGCACAGACGGCAACGACGCGTATCGGGAACCGTACGCAGATCGTGCAAGATACGTTCTCGGTTTCGAATACGCAGGATGCGGTTCGCAAAGCGGGTCCGAAAGAAGTTGCGCGTTTGGCTGCGAAAAAGTCGGTCGAACTGAAAAAGGACGTGGAAGCGGCGTCGTTGTCGAACCAAACGTCAACGGTCGGCTCCAGTTCGGTTGCTCGTACGATGCGCGGCTGCGCAGGCTGGATCGCCACCAACTGGCAAGGCGGCGTCGGCGGTGCTGCTCCGGTGCCTTCGACCAACACCGGTCCGGTAGCTGGTACGGCGGCGGCTTTTACGGAAAACATGCTGAAGACGGCGCTTATGCTGGCTTACCAGGCTGGCGGCAATGTGTCGCAAATCCATATGCGGCCGTCCGACAAAGTCGTTTCGTCTGCCTTCGCTGGCAATGCAACCCGCATGCAGGAAATCGAAGGCAACGGCAAGGGCGCGATTCTGCAAGCAGCATACGCCGTTTACGCCTCCGACTTTGGCAATGTGGCCATGATCCCGAACCGGGTGCTTTCGGCTCAGGGCACGCCCGATAAGGCAGTGTACGCGATCGATCCGTCGATGTGGGCGCTAGCCACGCTGCGCGGTTTCGAGAAAACCGAACTCGCGCAAACGGGTGATGCCCGCAACTGGCAGATCGTTTACGAAGGCACTCTGGAAGCCCGCAACGAAGCTGCATCGGCACAAATTCGCGACTTGACGTAATCTGCGGTCGTGTAGGCCAATTGACCGCCCGGTTTATTCCGGGCGTTCTTTCATCTGAATTCGAGGTATGAAATGCCGACTGCAACACGCGATCACGGGCTTTTGTATGAAACGACTGGGCTGCCGCCGGGTAGTATTGGGACCAATGGCGACGCCGCCGTCGATCCGGCTACCGGGGTTTGGTATATCAAAGATCCGGTGCTAGGCTGGGTTATCGATGCGAGTGCGGCCGTATCGGGCGGTTCGCCTTCCTTCCAGAACGTCACGCTGACTGGGCTTCTCTTTGAGTCTGCCGGAGAAGGCCTCACCGCCCACGCTGGCGGTGGCCAGGGGAGCGCAACGCCCCTGACGGCCGAGGTTAACCGTGTTACCACAGTGGCGACGGCTGGCGATAGCGTGGTTTTGATGGCTGCTGCCGCAGGGCTGACTATCGTGGTTATCAACCACGGCGCAAATGCCATGCAGGTGTATGGCAACGGCACGGACCAAATCGACGACGTTGCTTCTGGCACTGGCGTATCGCAAATGGCCGGGTCGGTATGCATTTATTCGTGCACCGTGGCCGGTAAGTGGTATAGCAACGGTATCGGCACTGGCTACGCGGGCTCGTTCCCCACAGTGTCATACGCGAATGCTTTGACTGCGCATGCTGGCGGCGGACAGGGCAGCGCAACGCCGATCACGACTTGCATCGCACGCTTCACCACTGTGGCTACTGCTGCTGATTCTGCGGTGCTGCCGGTCTCGAGCCCCGGTATGCAAATCACGGTGACGAACGCCGGTGCGAATTCGATGAATCTGTTTCCGAATGGCACGGAACAGATTAACGCACTCGGTGCGAGTGCTGCTTTTGCGATTGCGGCAGGTAAAACTGCTTCGCTTTCGTGCGCGGTTGCTGGTCAGTGGCATTCCGTTTTGAGCGCATAAGGGCAGGTGCAAAATGTCGATTGACTTTACACTATCTCCTTTGCGGGCGGACCTTCCGATTTTACCTCATATCGGTCCGCCTTCGAATTCGTTTGGTGCTGATGGCCAAGTTGCGCTGGATATTACGACCGGCATCAACTACTTCAAAGACCCGGTGCAAGGCTGGATTGTTGGGTTGGCGCTCACTGGGTTGCAAGGTCCAGCAGGTCCAGCAGGCCCCCAAGGAGTCGCAGGCCCCACAGGTCCGCAAGGCCCCCAAGGTCCGGCAGGTCCAGGCACGAACTATCGAGGCACGTATAGTAGTTCGACCACGTATGCGGTAAACGATCTCGTCACCTATAATGGGTCGGGGTATATTTGCGGCACCGCGAATACGACGAATATCGTTCCGGCCATTGGCGTCACTTCAATGACGCCGAGTTTTAATGCTGGAGTGTATACGATTGCAGTGGTGATGGCCGCTGCAACCGGTCTTACCGCGGTTGGAAATACGTTTCAGTTGAATGGCGCTACCAATAGCGGCACTGCGGGCAACAGTGTCGTTAATGGGACATTCACGGTTTCGTCGTTTACCGATTCTCAGCATTTTTCGTTCCAGGTCACAGCAGCTAATGGTGCTATCGGAACGATCGGTACATCGTCGGCTTTGTTGTCTAACGGCCCGTGGAGTTTGTTGGTGCTCCAAGGAGCGACCGGCCCCCAGGGTCCGGCAGGTCCGCAAGGAGCGACCGGCCCCCAGGGTCCGGCAGGGTCGAGTTCGGGCAATGTGCTTTTGCAAGATAACACAAGCCATTCTGTCACTGGAACTACTTCGACGACCGTGCTAAAGTCGTTGTCGGTCGGCGGTAATACCTTGTCGATCAACGGTTCGCTTGATGTTGAGTGTTATTTCTCGTTTACGAATAACGCGAATAGCAAAACGGTTGCAGTTACTTTTGGCGGCGTGAACGTCCTCTCTACGACGCAAACTGCGCAGTCGGGTTGCCGTATGCGTATTCGGATCGGTAATCGCGGCGGTCTGGGTCAGCAGGTGGTATGGCCGTCAATCAACTCGTTTACCACGACAGGGACTGCGCCTAATGTGCTATCGGTTGATACGTCAGTAGCGCAAACGCTTTCGTTTAACGGAACGTTAGCTAATACGGCCGACTCGATCGCTCTCGAAAGCGTTTTTGTGCAGGCTAACCCATGACAGCCAGAATCGGGATGCATTCTGTATCCGATACCACAACGTCTCAGTACGATTCGTTCAGCACGTGGCTCGGTCAGCAGATTTATACGCGTACAGTGTTTGGCGCCTACGATACGTGGGCGCATATTGGATCGCCCTCTTTTTTGAGTGCGACTAACACTTGGTTGTCGAAGGGAGCGAACTTTCAGGAAGTACTTTCTATCGGTTTGTGCCCGTTCTCAGGAAGTCCTAGCTCAACCGGCGTTAAATTATCTGATGTGGCCAATGGCGCCGGTGACACGTATTGGACACAACTCGGTCAGAATTTGAATAACAACTTGGGTGCGAAGCATAGCCAGGTCGTTATTCGATTGGGATGGGAGTTCAACGGCGACTGGTATCAATGGGGATACGGTAGCGGCAATTCGTCGTGGAATACTACTGCTGATTTTAAGGCAGCGTGGCAACGTGCTGTACCTCTCATCCGTGCTAACGCACCGAACGTGAAGTTCGAATGGTGCCCGTCATCTGGCCGAAATATCGATCCGTCGAGTTCATCCACTGACTTCACCATTTCCTATCCTGGCGACTCGTATGTCGACATTATTGGCGGCGATTTCTACGACTCGTACAATAGTGGCTGGAGTACATTGCTCAACGGGGGCAGTGGAGTAATCGCAGGCGGTCTTAAAAACCTACGGTCATTCGCTCAGGCGCACAACAAGCCTGAAGGCTACCCAGAGTGGTCGTGCGATCGAGGAAGCAATGGGCATGGCGATAACCCGGAGTACATCAAGGCGATGTACTTCTGGTTCAGCCAGGGAAACGTCGACCATCAGTGCTACTGGAACTCATGGTCGGGTGGCCCCAACGCGCCGATGCAGGGCACCGATTTGCCGATCTTCACCGGTTCGATTTCCGGCACAACACTCACGACCGGGACTTTCACGCAAGGTAGCGGCCATCTTGCGACGAACCATTTCATCGTCAGCGCTGACGCGGTGCACCACATTCCTATTTTGCCAGGCACGCAAATCACCGGCGGTAGCGGCTCAAGTTGGACTGTGAACAAATCACAGACAGTTGACAGTCAGACGATCAATGCGATTCCGACTCCGCGTGCTACGCAAATGTATAAAACGTTGTTTGGACAACAGCCGGCAGTTGAGGTTATTCAAGCGGTGGTCGTGAATGGCGTTTTGACACCGAAGACAACGCCTCCGGCTGCTATTGCGACATTCTGCGATGGTACGAATTTCTTCTACGCGTTGGTGCCGTAATGGCCTATCCTAGGCATATTTTTGGAGGTTGTGAAAATGGCTAAGTTGATTGGTGCAAAAGGTGGCTCTGCGGCGCCCAAAGGCGGCGGCAGCATCGTCACAACGACGCGCAATAGCTCGAACATGAAAACCGGAAAGGGCAATACGGCGATGGCCGACGGCATGAATATTGCCAAAGCGTCCACGCCGTCGGGCTCGCGCTCGGGCGGCTCTGGCGGTTCGAAAGGCAGTTCGCCGTCGATCAAACAAACTCATTCTGGCACGGACCGCGCAGGTGATGCTGGTGCGGGCCTTGGCGGCGGTAAGAAGCTAGGCTGCATGTACTAAGGAGCCTACTGTGGCGAAAGGTATTCCAAAGGTGCCGCTCGCCCAGGCTAAAACTGCGCTAGCGGCGTCAGTTAGCGGCGTCGGACCTCCATCCGGCATTAGTAAGCCGAAACTGCCGCTCATCGATAAGCGACAGAACGTCGGTACTAGCAACGTCAGCAAAACTCGATGGCCTGAAGCACCAAAAGTGAAAATGGGAAACCATCAGTAAGAAAAAGCCCGCAGACCGCGGGCTTTTGTTTTAAACGGCTGCTTGCCAATCCTCGGCGAGGATTGAATCGACGCCAGGGCTGAATACGCAAACCTGTCCGTCTGCGCGCTTGATTGCTAAATATGCCATGTAGGGTACCATTCCGTTTTCACCAAAGGCTTTCTTGGCGATAGCGGTTTGCGCGGGATAGCTGGCGGCAGGGACTAGATAGACATAAGCCCCATGCCAGCCTGAGCGAGTGACTGCCATGCCGTTTTTCAGCATCGCAAGCGCTCCATCAAAACCGAACTGTACTGGCGCATTATCGCCATCGCCACCCGTGTGCGATGTGGAGGGCTGCTCCGATGAGGACGTAGAGTCCGATGAGGACGAGGCAGGCGTCGGCTGCTGATTCTCGGATGATGCCGCCGACCCTGCGCCATCCGAAACGACGTTTCCCTCTGGCTGGAATTGCTTCACAACCAGTACTGGCTCCGAACTTTGTGCGAGGTTGTTTGCATTGGCGTTTGATCGTGGGCCATAACCCGGAAGTGCACTTTGCGCTTTTGCTTGCCCAACTTGATACGGCATCCATTCGGCATAAGCTGACCCCTCCGGGGCAGTATCGCCGTCCTGAATCAGCGGAACGCTAGTTGCAACATGCGCGCGGCCAGTATGATCTACGACAAGAAGATTGAGCAAATAATGCTGTTGGTCAGCTGTTGCCAGCGGCCAAACGTAAACTACAGTGGCGTCGACCGGTTGCGTATCGTCATATCTGACGATAGCAGCGTTGCCGTGCGGATGATAATACAACTTCCGGCCGATGGTCGGGATGATAATCGACATTCAATGCTCCTTGTGGTGAAAGTTCAGCGCGAATTTAATCATGCTGCTGGCAAAAAGGATAAAAAGTGCGGTAAACACGCCGCCAGCGACTGAACCGACGATTTCAGCCACGTCGTCTTCTGGCGCGCAGTTTGGCGGATAAATTTTGCCGAATTGATCCATCGGCGTGAAGCCGAAAATCTCGGGCGCATTTGAGGCAATGGGGGCTTGTGATGCCTTGCTAGCTTCCCTTTTCAGATAGCCGCAGCTATCAAGATAGGTCGAATGCGCTTCATAGGCCACGCAGGCGCCCACAGCGAAGCCAAGCCCCAAAGCAATTGATATAACTCTTTTCATAAGAAGTTATTCTCTCTAAATTTAAGGCCATTATCGCACACGACGTTGCATTTATCAATTTAAACGCTACAAGAAAGGCGATCTAATCCCGTTGACCTGTAGCTATACTGTAGAGTATCCTACAAGATGATACGCTCTAGGGAGTATGCAAATGGCGAAATTAAGTGTTAAGCAGCGCAAGTCGATGAGCCAATCCGAGTATGCGCTCCCTGGAAAGCGTTTTCCGCTGAACGATAAAAATCACGATCGGGCAGCGATTTCAGGCGCAACTCGTGCCGAACGTGCGGGAAACATAACTCCCTCTCAGGAAGCGAGTATTAAAGCGAAAGCTCGCGCCAAACTAGGCAATCACTAAAGGAGCTTGTCATGGCTGTTGAAGAAAATCCGTTTGCGGAAGTGCAAGGTGGTGAAATCACCCCTGTCATCGAAGATGGCGTTCAAACTCAGCCCGTGGCGGAAACGGTTGATCCGTGCCGAGCCATTCTTAAACAGTTGCTAGAGGATTTGGAAGGGGCTGTCCACATGAGCAACGCAGAAGTTCGCGCGATCATTGATCGGGCGCGTTTTCAGTATTACGACGTAAAATGAACTTTGCGCCTCAAAATGTCGTGCAGGCAGATATGGGGGCGTATCTGTCTCGCACGGAGTTCATTGCGGACCCTGATGCGGATCGAGTCATCACGAAGCATGTAACACGTTTCGACGGTCTCGTTGATTTGGCTAAGTCGATGGCCAACGAAGGAGTGCATGGATCGAAGGAAATGAAGCTGGTCGGCCTATATCCTCCACACATGCCAGAAATGTGCTGCCAGGCATGGGGCATTACATGGCAAGAGTTTTGGTCCGATCCTAAGTGGATCAAAAAGATGCTGAACGATCCCATGCTTTCCGACTTCCGCATCGCGCCAGGCCAGTATTAGAGGAGCTACATTGTGGCCAATCCGAACATTCAAGTTTACGATGATCTTATCGCAGCTGTCGCAAAGTGGCTGAAGCGTACGGATTTGAGTGCTCAAATCCCGGACTTTATTCAGTTCGCGGAGGAGTATTTCAACAACTTGAACGATTTGGTCGCCGTTGATGCTCGGCGTAAACAGTTTATCGTTACGCCAACACAAGCAGTATTCACCGGGCCGACCGACATGCAGCAGCCAATTCAGGCGTATATGGGCGGTCGGCCCCTCGATTTCTTCCCGATCGGTTGGGAATCCCAGTATGCAGGTGGAACTGTACCTCAAATCGCAAACGGGTATCAGATCATCGGGAACACGATTTCTCTGAGCGTTCCTCAGCTTGGGGTGTTGTTCCAACTCGATTATTACCAAACGCTGGAAGGTCTGTCCACATCCAATGAATCGAATTGGTTGCTTCAAGACAGTCCGACCGCATATTTGGCGGGCACTTTGCACGAAGCATTCGGCTATGTGCGCGATTTTGAAAAGGCTGAGTACTGGCGTGCAAAGCGCGATGCGGCAATCGAAACGTATGTAAACAACGACGTTTCGGGTCGCTTTCCGTCTGGCCAATTGACCATTCGAGCGGGCTAAAAATTATGCCAGCGGGCGTATTTATTCCCTTTATGGGGTTCACGCCGTCGGTTGATCCGACGCGACCGGGCGCGGTTCTGGATTGTAAAAACGTGGTTCCTACCACTCGAGGTTTGCGTGGAGCGCCGTCGCCAATTCCGTTCGGCAATCCTGCATTTCCGTCCGCCATAACTGGTGCGGCAACTTGCGAGCTTCTGAACGGCACTTATCGAACCTTTGCAGGGAACGCGACCGATCTGTACGAAATCATCGGATCGTCGAATAACAACGTCAGCGCAACCGCGGGCGCATATACTGGCGGCGCGAACCCATGGCGCTTCGTGCAATTCGGCAATGCCACTGTGGCCACCAATGGTTCTGACCTGCTTCAGCAGTCGATTAGCAGCGGTGCCTTTTCCGCAATTACTGGGTCTCCTAAAGCAAACATTCTCGAAGTTGTTCAGGGCTTCGTGTTTGCACTTGGCACTACAGATTCAACAAACGGTTCGCGTCCGCATGGCTGGTGGTGCTCAGGGCTTTACGATCAGACCCAATGGACGCCGAGCCAATCGACGCAATGCGCGAACGGCATTATCGTGGATCAGCCTGGACCCATCACTGCGGGACGTGCGCTTGGATCAAACATCATTGTGTACAAAGCGCAATCGATGTTCTACGGTACTTATCAGGGGCCTCCTGTCATCTGGGCGATGAACCTGATTAGCCCGATCGTTGGGACTCCGTGCCAAGAATGTGTGGTCCCAGTAGGTGCGCGGCATTTGTTCTTAGGCACTGATAAACAAGTTTATGAGTTCGACGGGCAGCTTCCTGTTCCAATTGGCGACGAAGTGCATGAGTGGCTTTCATCTACTTGGTCATCGGCACATCAATCAAATGTGCAGTCATACTATGACCAATCGAATTCGCTTGTTTATTGGTATTTCGTTTCGGTAAATAGTTCTAGTGGGACGATCGACACTTGCTTGGTTTATAATCATCGCACGGGCAAATTCGGGCGCGCTGATCTAGCAATTCAAGCTGCTGTGATGACAGTATCAGGCCAAATCACTTGGTCTGGAATGGGCTCGTTGCCCGGAGTAAGCACCTGGAGCACATTACCACAAGTTCCTTACAATTCGTCGTATTGGACTGCATCATCCCCTAGACAGGGGGTAATTGACTCAACTAATACGACGCAATCTTTAAGCGGAGCTACTCAGACTGCGTATGTGACGACAGGATGGCTCGGCGATGATTACAACTATATCGATTATCTTGGGTTCGTTCCTCGCTTTAGCCAGATGCCAGCAACTTGTACTGGAATTGCAAATACTACTCCTCAGCTTGGCGCCCAGTCTACGACGCAATGGCCGCTTGGCTCGTATTACGATGGCGAATTGGCGGCAGATTTCTCGGCTCGATATTGCCAAGTTCAATTGACGTTCGGTGGTAGCTTCGAACTCCTCGGGATGACTCCTCGAATCGGAATGTCTGGAGAAATTTAAAATGACCGCTGTACGCGACCCGCAAACTATTGGCAGACCTGCAAACATTGGGGCGCTCACTGATGCTTTAGTTAAATATCTGAGACCTTTAGTTCAGCAGTTGAACGGTATTTCATCGGGGTCAATCAACAGTTTCACTACGGCGGCGACAGCGCCTCCGGCCGCAGGATCGGTTACCCTATACGCTGCTGGCGATTATATTCGAAACACTGCTCCGTCAGTGTTAGGATCGGCCGGTTCGCAGTATGTCATTAAGGGCTGGATTTGCGTTGCTGGAGGTAAACCTGGCACGTGGGTTCAGGATCGAGGCTTGACCGGAACTTAAAATGAATGAACTGATTGCAATTGCACCGGGCGATTTGGCCACAGTATGGCCATCAATTCGTGACGACGTAGCATCAATCGAAGCGCCGGATGGTTGCTTGCCCGAAGATGTTTACATGGCATGCAAGACAAATGGCGCCACGCTGTTTATACTGAAAGCCGATGGCAAGCAAATCGGGTTTATGGTGGCGCGGCTGATGCTTCCGGATTTGCATATTTGGCAACTCAAAGCAGAAAACGGTTTTGACGTGCTGACGACGTTCCGCACGCAACTGATGCAGCTAGCCCGTGGCGCGAAAGCGACGAAGATTACCTATGGGTCGTCGCGCAAAGCCTGGGCGCAAGTGGCCGCACAGCATAAATTCAAAATGCGAATGGTCGTATATGAATGCGAAGTCGACGAGCCTCCCGAAGGCGCCCCGGCTCTTGTGGCTAGCGATCCCCCGGTGTAAAGGAACAGATTTCCTGTTGCTATCGAGTGAATTGCTGTAGATAATCAAGCAACCTACTCTTGTTGAGCGGCCATTGACTAACGTCGTGGCCGCTTTTTGTTTGAGGCTTGATTATGTCCAGTGGCGGCGGTGGCGGTGGCGGCAATACTACGACTACGACGGAACTCCCGTCGTGGGCGCAGCCTTACGCGCAAGACTTGCTACAGCGCGGCTCTGATCTGTCGAATACGACTGTTCCTCAGTATACGGGGCAGACGGTTGCAGGCATGAATGATGCCCAAAATGCGGCAATCAGCAACGCAACCGCAAATGCAACTACTGCTCAGAACACGGCCGGAAACGCGGCGAATTGGGCTATGGGAGTAACGCACAGTTCAGGCCCGCAAGTTTCGAATCCATATACAGGCAATATCACCGCTTCAACTGCGGCGGATATGTATGCCAATCCTGCCAACAATCCCTATCTCGCGCAGTCGGTTAATGCGGCAAACCAGCAAATCACGGATGCATATCAGAATGTGACGGCTCCGACGACGCTGGCGCAATTCCGCAACGCTGGTGCATTCGGGGGTTCGGCGCAAGAGCAGGCAACCGCGCAGCAAGAGAAGCAATTGGCTACTGCGTTGGGGAATAACACTGCGAACATGTACAATAGCGCCTACAACACCGGCGCAGGCGTGGCGGCTCAAAATGCTGCTCAGCAGAACGCAGTCAATATGTCAAACCAGGCGATCGGCACGAATGCAAACAACGCGTACAATGCACAACGCTCGGCGAATTACTTCAATAATGTCGGTGCCGGGGCGACGGCTCTGAATGCCGCTACGAATGCAAACAATCAGTCTGGAACGGCAACTACCCAACAGATGCAAGCTGGCAATACGCAGCAGCAAAACCAGCAAAATGCGCTGAATGCTGCTTATGAGCAATGGTATAATAATGTGAACCAGCCTTACGCGCAACTGTCGACGTTGTCCCGAGCTTTGAGCGGTGCGCTTGGTAGCGGTACCGGCACTAGCGTATCGCAGTACAATCCAGGCACGTCGAACACGCTTGGCACGGCGCTTGGGTTGGGTCAACTGGGTCTAGGCATTTACGGAGCGATGCAGTAATGAGCGCAAGTCACGATTCTTCGGCCAGCGGTGCCCCGGCAGCGGCTGTGGTTCCAGCTTCGACCGCCTCAGTGCCATCGACTCCGTTGGCGCAAATCTCTAGTCTTGGGTCGAATAACCAGGGATGGCTTCAGGAACTGCAACGGTTGGGCTTCATGCCTAATACAGGCACGTGGCAACCGGCGCCCCCGTCTGTGCAAAAACCAATGAACGCAATTGGTGGTCCTAGTACTCTTATGGGCGCGATGCTGAGCGGCGGCACCCAAGGCGATGGGCAATCGACAGGTCCAAACTATTTCGGCGGGTCGAACTGATATGAGCAGCGCTACTGATCCGAGCAGCTATTCGTTTAGTACTGGTTTGGACACGACGACTGATCCGTCGAATTCACTCGGCGCTGATCTGATGGGGCCAAACGCTGGAACGCTACCGAATGGCTATACTGATAGCATTTCCGGTATAGACTTGACTGGTCCGTCGTCAGGCTCTATGAACGGCAATTATTCGTTTTCTATGCCGGGATCGTCCATGAGCCAGTTACAGTCTCAATCGTTGAACCCATCGGCTTTGTCAAGCGCACTTGCGGCAGGCTCAAAGATAAACCAACCGCAAAGCAGCCCACGCTCTCCCGGTGGACCTGGCCGCGTAGCGATGCATCAAGTTGTGTTTGACAATCCGATGCAGAATTTCGCGGGCTCGGTTGGCGGAACGGCCGCAGGCAACTCGCTGATTGAACTGCTGTCTAAGTATCATCCGGGGGCGCAATGAGTAGCGTTAGCAATGGCCCAAACTCAGGTTCGAACCAAGTCAACTCGACGTTGATGCAATCGCGCGGGCTGCTCGGGCAATTGCCAGGTCTCGGGACTATGGGCGGCATACCCAATATAGCCGGAGCGCTCCCGTTCGGCGGAATGGGCGGCATGCTTGGCGGCGGTATCTCGGGCGCCGGGGCCTCTGGCATGACCGGTATGACAGCCGGAATCGATGGCGGTGGCGCGCTCTTTGGCCCCTCCGCAGGCTTTGGCGCGGGCTTGGGCGATATCGCGGGTGGGGCGGCAGGCGGGGCCGGTGACGTTGCCGGAGGCGTTGCGAGTAGCGGTGGCAGTATGGCAGGCCCTTGGGGCATTGCGGGCAACATCGCAGGAAGTCTGCTACAAGGAACAGTCAATCCTAACCACTCCGGCAACAGTATTGGTAATATCGGCGGGGCAGCACTGAAAGGTGCAGGTACTGGTGCGGCGATTGGCTCCATCGTGCCTGGCATCGGCACTGCTATCGGCGCTGGCGTCGGCGGCGTTATTGGCGCTCTGACCACATTGTTTTAAGGATTAGCCAAAATGGCTTTGATCGACCAACTTATTGCGCAATATGGCAACAGCGCGGCCAACCCGTATGCGGCGCCACAGTCGCAGCCAGTGCCGTCGCAAGCGTTGGGCGCTCCCGCTCAATCAGTGCCGGTAAGTGCGCTGATTGATTTGCTTGGTCGCGGGGCTCAAAATCCGTACGCAACTATGGGTGGCGCTACTGCGGCCCCCGACGATACGTTTGGCAAGATCATTCCGATTAGTGACGCAGAAGCCGCTGACGCTTTGGCTCAGCAAAAAGCTGCCGATTCGACACCGGCGCCTAATTCGGCGCGCGTTGCAGCAGCGCAAGCTCAGGCACCGCAGGTTCCGGTCCAGCCGCCTCAGCCCGTTACGCCTGCACCGCAAGCCCCGCTCGACCAGGGCGGTCAGGTTGCCAACCCCCCTGTGGCTACAGTCAATGCTGACTCCGGTTTCCCTTCGCCTTCTGACTACAATGCGGATGGTACGCAGTCGTCGGCTGGCAGCTTGTTAAACGCATTGGCGGGTGCGGGAGAACAAGGGTCGCGCGATCCTGTTGCGGCTAAGGGCATTTTATCCACGTTGGGCGACTATGCTACCGGCATCGGTCAAAAGTTAAAGTCACTGTCTCCGGCTGCTTCGCAGGCGCTTATTGCGTCTGGGATGACCATGCTTGCCGGTAACGATGGTACCCGTAATCTGGCTCAATTGGTCGGCATGGGCGGAATCGCGGGCATGAACCAATATCAGACGATTACGCAAAATCAGATGATGAACCGCATTGCGCAACAGAAACTCGCGCAAGATTTGGCCGAAAAGCAGGCTACCAATGCTACCGCGAATTACAATGCGCAAACGGAACGGGTAAAAGCGTTGAATACGCCAACTGCGATTAAACCAGGAGAAGCGGTTACTACAGTAGGACAGCAACTCAGCGGCCAAGCACCGACCATGGTTAGCGGCCCAGGAGGCGCATTGCCAGTTGCGCGCACGATCGATATCACAGATGGCCAGGGCAATCAGTTCACGCAGGGAGTCGACATGTGGGGGCGTCCGGTTGGTGCGCCCGCTCCGAAAGCATTGGCTTTTACCGGCCCTGTAAACGATGCCCAGCAGAAGTATATCAATGAGGCTCAAACGACTGCGGCTAATTCGGCTCAGGCGTTAAACCGTACGCAAATGCTGTTGAAGCAATTGACGCCTACGATTCCGGACCCTAGCGATCCGACGAAGACGATTCCGAACCCGGGTTATGTGCCGGTGACTGGGGGCGTTGCAGCTACTGTTCAAAATGAACTTAATAAGCTCACTGGCGGACAAACTCAATCGCAGTTGCTGCGTCAGGAGATTCAGCAGCAGATTTATAACGCTCAGTTGAAGGGCTGGAAGGCCGGAGTTGGCGGTCGCTTGACAAATAACGATATTAACTTGCTGCAAAAAGGGATGCCGCCAGACAGCGCAGGGGGTGCGGCGTTGCAACAATTCTTGCAAGCGTATTCGCATTTGCAAGAAGACCAAGCTACCCGCGACGCGCTAACCGCCCAATATATCGCAGCGAACCGCGGCGATATGGGGCCGTTGCATCCCAACGCTAGTTTGAATATTGGAGGCGTCACGTACGGCCCAGGTTCAACTATGGCGCAGGTTCTGTCGCGTCAAGCCCCTGTGCAAAGCGGACAGGTAGCAACTCAGCAACAAATTCTTGACGAACTTCGTCGGCGTGGAGCGATTCATTAATGGACCTCTCGAACGTTCCTACTGAGCAACTGCTGAATCAATTGCGGGGAACTCTAAGCGAGTCTCCGGAAGGGCTTAGTACTGGCGCTATCCATATGTTGGAATCCAACGGAGCGCCCGATTCATCGACCATTACGAACCCTCAGAGCGGTGCTCAGGGCTCGATGCAAGTCATGCCCGCAACGGCGAAAGCGCCGGGATTCGGGGTACCTGCTTCGGATGGAACGCCGCAAGGCAATGCATCCACTGGGCGGGCTTACATGGCGGCGATGCAATCTCGTTACCAAAACCCGCTAATCGCGGCAATGGCTTACAATTGGGGTCCGGGAAACGTCGACAAATGGCTCGCTAACGGCGCAGATATGTCGAAAGTGCCCACTGAAACGCTCAAATACGCCAGCAACTACGCGACAATTACGGGCGCAGGCCAAGCACCTGTGGCTAGCGCTGGGGCCGACCTTGGTTTCACGCCGATGAGCCAATTCAACAAAACGTATGGCACTCCGGCTAAAGGCGGTGCAAATCAAGACGCAAATCCGATCGTTGCGTTAGGCGCAGGTTTGGGGCGTGGTGTGCAGCAGACCGCGCTTGGCGCACAGGCGTTAGTTGGCAAGGGCTTGCAGGCGCTCGGCGCCGATCAAGTCGGAGGTGCGCTAGTCAATGATGCCCAACAAGGGAACGCTGCCGGGGAGCAAGAATACGCCCAAGCAGCCGGAGACTCGCTGTCGGGCAAGATCGGCCGCGTGGTTGGAGGCGCAGCGCCTGCTTTAGTGGCCGGCCCTGAAATTTTGCCGCAAGCGCTTGCCGGTGCTGAATTCGGAGCCGGTAATGCTGCATTGAATAACGAGGCTATCGGTCCGGCCGCCGTGGAAGGGGCTGGATTTGGCGCGGGCGGCGCTGCGCTGGGCCAAGGGCTAGGCGCGGCTTATCAAAGCCTCAAGCCGCTTGTAACGAAGGCCGGAAGCGCTGTAAAAGGCGGCGAAGATGCGGCGGCAGCGGTGATTGCCAAGCAGATCGGATCGGGTGATTTAGACCAGACCATTTCGAATTTGAAAAACAATTCAAACGAGATTATCCCGAATAGTTTGCCTACCGCGGCGGAAGCTGGTGGCAACCCGGCGCTGATCCGTTTTCAGCGGCAGATGCAGAACACGCCAGAGGGTCAAGCGGCCTTTCCGGCGCGTCAAGCGGCAAACAATGAAGCTCGTTTGCAAGCAGGTCAAAATGCAGTTGGTCCGAGCCTTAATAACTCGGAGCTTATGGGTCCAGGGTTGGAAGCTGAAGCCCAGGCATTCACTAAGGCCCAAGCTCAACGAGTGGCGCAAGGCATGATGGAATTGCCACCAGTTAGCGCAGAGCAAGCACAACTGATGCAAACGCCAGCGTATCAACGCGCAATTACAGCCGCTCGACAAGATGCGCAAGACGCAGGCATCGATTCGTTTCAAGTTCAGCAACAAGGGATTCATAACCAGCTGTCGGACGCCATCGATCAAGTTGCTGGAACTCCTCAGTCGCTTGATGCTGCAATTGCAGCTCGGCGTGCCCAAGCTGTTGAAGATTACGCCCCTCTAAAAGGTCAAACCGTAGATGCTACCAGCGCGGCGTTTAAAGACTTAGAAGCGCGGCCTGGATTTCGTACCGCATACCGAGAAGCGGCTGGACTCGGTGATAACTTGGAAGGCGCGAACTCGGCCGATCCTTTCATTACGCGACCCGGTGAACGATCGTTGCAGGTATCGCCGAACGGTGAAATGAATTGGGTGGATGGGCCAGCGCAACGTCTAGCGGATGCAGCGTTGCTGCAAAGTGCGCGCTCGAACTTGGCGCAAATGGAGAATGCGGCGCGTGCAGCAGGTAAAGCTGATGTTGCGCTAGGCTTTCAGCGAACTCGCGAAGCGCTAGATTCGTTTCTCAATAATCCGGATTTGGTCGGGCAAAACGTTGCTGATGCTTTCGCTAAAGCGCGGGCAAACTATGCTCAGAATTCAATCCCTATCAACCAGCAACAATTTTTGCAACAACGGTTGGCGGGTGCGGTAAACAATCTGACGGGCGAAGTGAATCCCAGCACGTTGAACTCGACCATCAATACTGTGGCCAGGGACCAGCTTAAACCCGGTATTCGACCTGGCGATTCGATCACGCCTGAGCAGTTGCAACAATTGCAGGCGCTTGGTCAGCAGGCGCGAGCGGCAAACGGCAATATGACTGGTCTTAACGGACAAGGTCAGGAGTTGATTCGTCAGCAGTTGGAAACGCAAGCGAGCAAATCAGTCAACGCACAAGCGGCGCTAGACGCCTTTAATGCGCGCTTAGCAAAACAGTCGCCCACATATGCCGAAATGCAGAATGCGGCGAATGGTTATGGGCAGTCGCTGGCGAGCCGTCAGAGCTTAGCCGATATGTTGGCTCGATGGAACCAGAACGGGCATAACGCGTTCAACGATCCCCAAATCAGTTTGACGAACGCTAAACAGGCGTTTAACCTAGACAGCCTGAAAGGCGTGCAGCGCGAATATGCTAATAACTTACTCGCAGACTTGCAGCGCGCTAGTTCGGCTAATGTATCTCTGGGTGCAGCAGGCTCGCAAACGGCGGCGAATTTGAACCTTGGCGGGGGCCTACTCGGCGATCTGTTGAGCCACAAGATCGGAAATGCTACCATCGGGACAGCATTGGCAACTGGCCACATTGGAACGGCGGTGCTTGGCTCGATCGGTCAAAAGCTGCTCGGGTCGGCTGGCGTTAAAACGGAGAAAGCGGCGATCGATCTGTTGCTGAATCCGAAAAAATTGGCTGCGGCGCTTGAACGTTACAAGAACCAACCAGACATGGCGCAAGCGTTTGTTGATGCGCTAAAAAGTAAAGCAGCTTCTGGCGGTAAAGCTGGGGCGGCTGCGGTGCAAGCATTCGAAGCTGCTACTGCTCATTGAGGAAACATCATGCCGATTCCAACAGCATTTTCACAGCTTTCGGATACGCCGTCTAGCAATTCGCCAGCGGGTAGCGAAACCGTTGGTCCGAACATGAATGGATACATTCAGCAAGCGTACGCGTTTATTCGCATGCTGTGGGAGGGCCAAGCGCAAGCAGGCACGGTTCAGAATACTTATGTGCCGCTAGCCGGTGGCGTGACGCTTACCGGCGCTTTGACCATCCCGTCAGTAACTACTAACACTAATGACGCTAGCGGGAACGGCGGCGCACTGCGTATTATCAACGGCAATTACGGGGTGTTTATCCGTAATGACGGTGGGAATTGCTACTTGTTGCAAACTCCGTCCGGCTCTCAGAGCGGGACGTGGAATACTTATCGGCCTTTCTTCTGGAATCTGAGCAACGGCGCTGTAACCGTCGATGGCACCGGCGCAGGTGTCACAATGGGCGGCAATTTGACTGCTACCGGCGTTGTTACCGGTTCGAACCTCACGGCCAGTTCAGACGAGCGCTTGAAAGAAGACTGGCGCCCGATGAAACGCAACTTCATCGAGAAGTTGGCAGCATTGAAACGCGGTACCTTCAAGCGCAAGGGAAATCGCAAGCGGGAAATGGGGGTCAGCGCTCAATCGCTGCGCAAATTCATGCGCGAAGCTGTATTCGTTGGTAAGGACGGAATGCTCCAAGTTGCCTATGGCAATGCAGCCCTTGTGGCTACCGCCGAGCTTGCGGAGGAAATTTTGCGCCTTCGCGCTCGTTTGGATGAGTTGGAGTCCAGATAATGGTGATGCCTGCCAACCTTCCGATTTCAATGTCGCAAGTAGCGGCAGAACTGGGCTTGCCGCTACCGCTGTCTTTCAACCACCCCTGGGTAATTTATCTCGCGGGAAAAACCGCGTTACCTGTTAGCATGAGCGACTTTGAGAGCATGCAGGCTTCATGGACCGGAGTGCAAACTATCGGTAAGTCGTTTGGCACTCCCACTTTTTGGGAAATTCCAGGTATAGACCCTAATACGAATAAAGCGATTCCATTGTTTGGCGACGCCGCCGTTACAAAGGGCTCCCACGTGCTTCAGATGATATATAACGAAGATGGCACAGGACAAACGCGTTTGCATTTGACTCAATATATACCGTGCAACGTCCTTGTTACAGACAACAGCACTGGCCAATCTGCGGTATTGACTTACGGCGGTATTGCCCCATCCGGTTATGCTTACCAAGGCTATCCGTTTTGGTGGGTTAATGGTGATATTGGGCTTTATAATCATGAAAATCAAACCCATAGTTTCGCTTTTTCTCCGCATTCGTAAAAGGAGCCATCGTGTACACTTTCTATAGAGGCACGAGCTTCCAGTTTACCGGATTGGTTCAAGACAACGGCGTCACTCAAGACTTAACGGGGGCGATCGTCACAGCTTCTGTTTACGATCAAACCGCTACCATTCGTTATGGGTCGCTCACTTGTGCAATCACTGGAGACCCAAAGCAAGGTTTGTTGAGCATTTCGTATGGCGGTGATACAACTTTGTGGCCGGTCGGAAAGGCGTTACTGTTCTTTCTGATAACCTTGCCAGGTAACTCGAAACCAGTCGCGTCTGATCCGGTCGGTTTTCGAATTGCGCAGACGCCGATGATTGGGTGAGCCATGACATTTAGTATCATTTTAACCGATGCAAATGGCATCCAGGGCATGGTTGCGCAATTCGCCGCAACTGTGCAAACCAACATCGTCCAAACATCGGCCGATGCGGCTGCGGCTGCGCAATCAGCAACTAACGCCGCGAATAGTGCAAGCAGTGCGGCGACGAGTGCTACCAATGCAAGCAACAGCGCTAGCGGCGCAAGCACATCTGCGACAAACGCTAGCAACAGCGCTAGCGCTGCCGCCACATCGGCCACGAATGCATCTAATAGCGCTTCCGCCGCCGCCACTTCTGCATCAAACGCGAGCACTAGCGCAACGAACGCAGCCAACAGCGCTGCGGCGGCTGCTGCGTCAGCAGGCACGATGTTGCAAGGCGGCACGACTGCCCAGCGACCGGCCAGCCCACAGCTGTACCAAGATTATTTCGACACGACGCTCGGGTTCAAAATCTGCGCGAAACAAATAAGCCCGTCGGTCATTTGGGTCAATATTGCAACTGGAGTTGCTGTATGAAAATCATCAAGATGGCATTACTGTGGCTAGTAGCTAGCACTGCCGCGTTAGGCCAGACGCTTCCGGTCAATAACCTGACGGTTAGCGGAACTTCTCAGTTCTCCGGACTCGCCACATTCACGGGCGGCTTAACTGCCACTGGCCAAATCACTAACGCCGATCTGGCGACTCAAGCCGCAAATACAATTCTCGCCAACGTTGGTAGCACAACTGCCTCGCCGACTGCATTCGCGATGCCGAGTTGCAGCACTTCATCGAGCGCACTGACTTATACAACCAATACCGGCGTTACCTGCAATACTAGCATTAATGCGGCCACGCTAGGTGGCGCAACGTTTGCTTCGCCTGGCCCCATCGGTTCGACGGCCGCAAGCACTGGCGCGTTCACGACATTGTCGGCATCCTCAACGGTGAGCGGTACAGGATTCACAAACTACTTCGCGTCTCCACCGGCTCTAGGCGGCACGACTCCGAATTCCGGAGCATTTACTACGTTAAGCGCGACTGGAACGTCAACGCTCGCTGGAGTGACTGCAACGAGTATGACTAACAGCGGTTTGACCGCCAATAGCTTCGTTTATTCTGGCACAGGTGGCCTAATGTCTTCGACAGCTGCCCCGACGAATGGTCAGCTGTTGATCGGTTCGACAGGAGTAGCCCCAGTCAAAGCGACGCTCACTGGCACGACTAATCAAGTTAACGTGGCGAATGGCGCTGGTAGCATTACGCTTTCGCTGCCGCAAAGTATTGATTCGGGAAGCTCGCCTACTTTCAGCGGAGTAACCTTATCTGGCTTGACCGCAAACAGTTTTGTTTATTCTGGTGCGGGTGGCGCTTTGACCGCCACTACCGCGCCGACGAACGGCCAGATACTGATTGGCTCAACTGGCGCGGCGCCTGTTAAAGCCACTATAACTGGCACTACGAACAGAGTGACGGTAACAAACGGCGCTGGGACGATCACTCTTTCCGGACCGCAAGACCTGGCAACCACTTCGTCGCCAACGTTCTCTAATCTAACGTTGACTAATAATATAACGAGCTACAGTGGAACTACTACTGCTGGCAATGGAATTCCGGTTATCGTATTAGCAGTGCACCAAACTGCCCAACAGGCGAACTATTCAACCACATATGCAGTTCCTACTGGGCAAGGCGGCATGTACCGAGTAGGCATTTCATATATTGAAACTCAAGCTGCGACGACTTCATCAACCCTACCGCAGGGTTCGTATACTTGGACTGATTCTGATTCAGGAACCAGCGTAACCGCTACCGGGGGCCTGACTTCAGGGTCAAATACAGTAGGCGCAACAGGCCAGAATACCACAATGATGTACGCCAAAAGCGGCACAAATATCACGTTAGGGACCACTGGATACGCATCGACCGGCGCCACGCCAATGCAGTACTCCATACGTATGCAGCTTGAATATCTCGGGCCGTAAACTCGTTCCAACTTCGATAGCGTTGATCTACTGTGGTCAACGCTATAATATCTTACGCACAATTAACAAGAATTACCACTCTCCGAGAGGAACGTGATGCCCATCACCATCGATGAGTTGCACGCTGCCGATTTGGCACATGCTCAAGCAATTGCCGCAATTGAACAACGCCTCAAAGGACACGACGCCATGTTTGCTCAGGTTAACGCGCATCTTAGCAAACTGGACGAATCAGTAGCGGTTATTCGAGAGAAGATGGGAAATGTTGCAACTAAAGACGATTTCGCAGATTTGCGTAAGGATATCTCAAACTATTACGCTCAACAACTCGCGGCAGCGCACAATTCAATCCCGGCCAAGTTCGCAGCCATTTGCGCGGTTGGCACTCTTGGATTGGCTGCGCTTTCATTTGCTCTCGCTCATTTCCACTAATGGATATCGACCAATACGAGTTTCTAAATGATCGGATCGACCATGTTGATGGTCGGTGCGATGATTTGGACAAGAGGTTGACGCAACTCGAGGGCGACGAGGAAATCAAAAAATCTCGTGCTCTCGAATGGATCGTCATTATCTTGATCGTCGTCGAGATAATCGAATCTGTTTTGCTTTGGCGTTATTCACATGGGTAAGTTCGCCCCTTACGTTCTCAGAGCGTATCTGGCGTTCAGAGACCCGAAATTTTTCCTGGTCGTGCTGGTTAGTTATATCAGCGGATCGCTGTTTGCGCATGTGAACTTAGGGTATGATCCAGATTTTGGTCTGACGAACTTAATCTTATCGATCGAGGCGTCTACTGCTAGCGCGGTGCTTATGATGGTTGCAGAGCGAACCGCTGCCATGCAAGAGCAAATGGCCAAAATGCAACGCGAGCAGCTAGCCACATTGATCCAGATGACAGAAGTCACGCGCCAGATGCTCCAAGACCATGTGACCATTCTTACTGAAATTCGCGAGAATGATCGAGCGTTGCTCGAATTCTTAAAGGTGATGCATCGTGGATCAAGTCAACACTGACATTCAGTTGCAGACAGACGAAGGAACCGGGCCTGTGCGTGGCGGCCGATTCGTGGTTTACGATGACGCTACTGGAAAGCCGATTGTGCCAGGCACGTTAGTTAAAGGCCATCCGACGATTGCCTACGGAATCGCGCTAGACGTGCGTGGAATTTCGATGGGCGAAGCAATGTTTTTGCTTCACAATGCTGAGCAGGATATTTGGAACCAGGTGATTACCGCCCTCCCGTGGGCTGCAAATTTGGACCCCGTTCGACAATGCGCCCTTCTTTCGATGGCTTACAACCTCGGCGTTCCGGGACTGCTTGGCTTTCCGAATACGCTTAATTGTTTGCAGCGTCAACAATGGGCGGGGGCAGTGGCAAATTTGAAGCAGTCTCGCTGGTGGACCCAAGTGGGAGATCGCGCCCAGCGCATCGCCAACATGTTCCTAACAGGGCAGTGGCAACTTACGACCCAAGGATAGTCATGACCACTATCGAATTCTTCACGACTGGCTATGCGTGGCTTATGGAAGACTGGACGCATCTGATCGTAGCCGCCGCGTTTTTCACTGCGCTAACTCCTACACCAAAACCTGGTACGTTAGCAGCAAAGATTTACAAGGTGGTTGATGTTCTGGCAGTAAACGTTCTGCATGCAAAATCGACCGGCGTTACTCCGGCAGCGCTTGCGGAACAAGTAGTCGCGCAACTCGCATTGCAGCAGAAGTCTCAATCCGCCGTTTCAACTCAAGAGGTTACGAAATGAAAAAGATGTTTGATTTATGGTGCATGGTTTCTTTGGCGCTCGCGCTTTGCGTCGGTATCTTGGGCTGCAAGTCGCTGCCCACGGTCCAGCAGCAGTTCAATGCGCTTTGTCCGATCGTTACGAACGACTTGGCGACGCTGTCCATGTCGCCTTTGATTGGACCGCAGAGCCAAGCGACGCTTGCGCAGGCGGCGAAGGCAAATAAGGCCATATGCACGGCAGGCGGTCAAATCAGCATCGCGGATTTGAAGACTTTTCACGACAGTCTGCTGCCCGCGGTTGCTGTAGTGCTGAACAGCCTTCCGCAAACGCCAGAATTGCAGGGGATCGAACTAGGCGTGAATACGCTTGGGCCGCTCGTTCAGCAGATGGTCGATCAACTCATTACTGTGGCCACTGCTTCCGCCAGCGCTCCGGCTCCTGCCAGCGCTCCGGCTCCTGCCAGCGCGCCGCTATGACGCCTCGTGACCTTGCGCTGATCGCGCAAGAAGCCTATTCTGCTGCGCCTGATATCGGCTTGGCGGATTCAGCTTCTCGCGCGATTGTACGGCATACCCCGGAGGGGCTGGTGATAGCCTTCCGGGGTTCCGATAACGAACCTTCGTTTAAGTGTGACGCCGATTTCTTTCCCATTGATGTTGGCGGCATTGGCCGCGTACATCGCGGCTTCTGGCACGCATGGGAAGCCTTTTCTATCGACGTGCTAGCTGCGATCAAAGGCCAACCCGTAACACTCATCGGCCATTCGTTGGGCGCTGCTTTGGCAATGGTCACGGCCATAGAAATGGTCATTTCTGGCAATCCGCCCAAGGCAATATTCGGGTGGGGACCGCCACGAGTTAGCCCGGATCAAAGCGTAGTCGATCTGCTGAAAGCAGTTCCCATGCATCTATATCGGAACGGAAACGATATCGTTCCATTGCTCCCGCCTGATTGGCCCGATATGGGACCGCTTCAACAGATCGGCACTCCAGTGCTCGCCATTCCAAATACTTTCGATCACGAAATGGCGCGCTACGTGGCAGCTACGCCTGGCCGCTAATACTTCTTGCCGTTTTCGCCCTTCCGATTTTCGAGTTTATGGTCGGGTCGATTCGCATTGAATGCCAGCTTTTCGGCGATTGCGCCACCGAGGTCGAGCCCTAGCGCTCCAGCCAGATCGGCGATGCGGATAACCGCGTCCGCGAGTTCAACTTCGATCATCGTGCGATGCGGCAATTTGTCGTCCATCAGGCTTTTGCGATGACCCTCCATCGCTTCCGACACTTCGCTAACAACCAACATCAGTTTTTCGCCAACGATATGCGGTTCGCCGATTGTTTGCGCGCCTGTCTCCAGGTTCGTCCACCAACCGGCTTTCTTTGATGCCCCGTGGCAAACCGCCACGAGCGTGTTGCCAGCGTTGGCGATATGATCGTCGATAATATCTTGATCGATAAACATTTACTTCTCCTTTAGTTGACAAGAGCATTGAACCCTAGTAGTGCTAGGTGTTCTTCTGCCATTTGGACATAGAACTCATAGTCTATGTCTTGGGGAAAGGTTTCAGTGTACCGCATAATTGGGCGGCATCCTTCGCTGCCTCCGACAAGGTGTCCTTTCTTGACTGTAATGATTTCGCCTTTCGAACCCGCACTCTTATAGAACCTGACTGCTTTTCCGAGGTATACCGGAGCACACCCGGGTTCAACAAAAGCGCCGCCGCCCTGAGCCTGCTTGACCGTAACGAATTTGTTGATATTACGTGATTCAGTAATTGTTTTAATAATTGGTGTTCCGTGAGTGAGGAATTCTTCAATAGCGTCTCCGACGATTTCTGCCGTCGGGTTTTTCTTGATTTGCTCGTTATCCGGGCGACCGTTGCAGCCATTTTCCTTATACCATCCTTTGCGCTTTGCCTTATACTTCGTGTCGATAGCGATATAGCTGTTCACGTCCCGGCTGAAAGTGGCCACATAGTCCTTGGTTTCCATTTCTAGGCCGGTGGCTCGCTCCCAATCTTTGGTTAATGCTTTCAATGCTTCATCTTGCTCTACCGGGCATTTAATTACCACGCCATCGGTGTTCGCATTTGTAACCTCCATCCCAGCCAAATGAGCGCGCTCGATCATCATGAACAGCGCAAGCTGTCCGCTGATAGTCGTTTGCACCATAAGCGGAGGATAGTAGAGCACCGAGAACGGATCTGAGGTTTTACCGAAAGTGCCATTACCGACAATCTTCAGACCGAGTGCCCAAACACCTTTGGGATCGATCGCTTTTTCTTTAAGTCGCCGGTCGATAATGTCTTGATAAATGGACGTGAAAATGGGTCCAATCGCGGGCGGGTAGTATCCTGAGTTGAGGATGAGCTTAGGGTAGTAAGAACCCACGTCGTGATCACGGAGGATATAGCGGCGCTGACCATCCCGACCAAAAATGCAATGAGCGACCGATTTTTCATTTGAGTGTAATCCTCCAATGCCAAAAGTATAAAGACCCGACCCGATCTGAATTTTTAAATCTTTGAACGCTTCCGGTTCCTGAACATACCCGGTCTCGCCAACAACGAAATTGGCTTCAATGACTGCTTGTTTGAGCGCTCTAAGTTCGGAAGTTTGGAACTGAACCCAGTCGGGCATTCGAAACTTGAACGCTCCAGTGAACGGGATAGGCTTCGGATCGCGGCCAGTTCGCTTTCTGACCTCTGCCCGAAAGATCGACTCGGCGATTTGAGCGTCCGAACGGCTTCGCAAATCAACTCCGTACTTCGGGCCGAATTCCTCACGCAAACGAATGTTAGCCTCGTGAGCGTGGTATACGAGTTCAGTATTTCGATTATCATTGAACATATACCAACGCAGAACTCGCGTTTGGTTCCATGTTAGATAAGTCCCAGGTTTAAACGGCAAATCCATCATCAGCGGCGAGCCCAAGCGTCCCGCCATGATCTTCAAACTCGGTGCAAGCGGAGTCAACTCGATTAAGTCGATATGATCCATCTGCACTTTACGGGCGCCCATTTGCTTTACGACCATCCAGCCAGGAACTCCGAACTCAATGATCTGCTGGGTCGCCGAGTACATGTGGCTAGCATCCGTTCCCGGCTTTACGGCAATCGCCGCGGTATGTCGGTCGTAATCCTCGCCCTTGAAGTCGATTAGCGTGAAGTTCCGGAGTATCCAGTCGAGCTTGCGCTTGTCGAAGCTGAGCCCCCATTCTCGCCCGTCTTCAAACAATAGATGCTTACCAGTACGGATATTAGTAAAACCAGCGCTCCAGTAATTCGGATACGATTCAGTGTCCCATACAAGCCGGTCGCCGAGTCGCTTTGCTTCGAGTAGTTCTTCATCGCTCATTACCTCCGGTTCCCAGTACTGGGCTTCGTCGAAATGCGGCAAATAATCCGGGCCATTCCATACCGGATCAGGCGGAGTGCGCTTTATTTTCTCAGCCTTGGGCGGCTTCGGGGGCTTCGTATCATTCCAAAATAAGCCTGCGTCATCGAATCGCATACTTTCTCCATCATCCGCCAATCAACTTTGTGATATGGCTGGCCATACGATCACGCCCCACTATGGAGCCGACCAACAGAGAGACCGCGTCTCGCGAATCTCATGACTCACTCAATTGGAATCCATTTAGTTAAGCGCCCAAGTGGCCAATACGCAAAATGCGGCTTGCCTGTTTTTAGCATCGTAGCGCATATGTGATATCCAAATGAACGCGGCTCAAAGACACGCAAACATATTACTAGTTCATTTTTAGTAAAAATATGAACCCGCTCCGGTTTGAATTTATCAGTACTCATATTTATGTTCTTCATAGAACGCAAATGCCCCGATTACCTTTTGCGCCGCGTCTTCATCTGGGCACGTGCAAACGAATTTACGCGACGGTTCCATCTGCCACACATCGAACAGTTCACGTCCAAATCTCAGCACTTTGAAATAATCGTAAGTTAGGTCTTTCATTTCATTCACCCCTTCATTCCTACCACGGCCCCTCGTAATACTGGATAGCCAGAGTCCGTGTTAGCTCCAAAGAAAAGAGCAGGTTGTGGGTAAAGAGACAGGTCGATTGCAGCCACAAGTCCATCCAACGAACATAAGAGGTCGATGTTATAAACCCCCTTAACATCTTGCTGACCTTCAATCCACTCGACCACAGAACTGGCGCCGATCCCTTCCTCAACATGAGTCGAGAGTGTGTTTCCGCGAATGAAAAGCTTTCGGGACTGATCCGCATATGGACTGAGGCGCCCAAGAATATCGAAGAAATCGGGTGGCAGGGGTGCGGGCCGACTAGGCTTATCAAGCACTGGTGAAACATTCGGCCAATCGGTCGTAAGTAGTTGCGATTTGATCCAACGATCGTTGGCGAAATGAAACGTGATGGATCGTTGAGTCGCTGAAATGGCGATGGGGTTTTCTTTGACACGAAGTATCTCACGTATGCATTCTTCTGGCACATTCATATCGAACGGCATTTTATAGCCAATCCAGTACTGACCAATCACGACGTTGTTAGTGGCGAACGCCGAGCCGTCACGTAACAGGATGCCGCGCGCCCAAGGGCGGCTCGCGTCTTCCGCGATCATAGGCGCAAGCGTTTTAAATGCGAGCAGCAAGCCGGGCTGTAGCTCGACGCGCTCGCCTTCTGGCTGCATATCCGGAAATTCGTCAGCAATGCATTCAATATGAACTTTGAACTTGCCCGACTTGATCGTCAGACGCCCCGCTGGAGTCATGGCGAAGCTAGGCGCATCCGGCAAGCCCTCGCATATCTCGATAGCCTTCGTGAAGGGGATCGCCTTGGGCTGGCAGGCTAGATCAAGAGCAATGGGCGCCCCCATGCAAATCACCCCGTTAAATCCGCGAATTACCCCGTTCTTAATGCTGAAATGGGTCAGTGCGGGGACGGGGTCTTTCTTCGCTACCGCGCCTTTGATAAACTTGAGAGCGTCGCGCATGGCCCACTGTGGCTAGTTGAGGGGAATGGCAATCCTAGCAAAAACTGCAATGCAGTTCCATCCTTTGGCCGCTTTGGGAATGTAGGTCGTTTCAAGCGCGACTTTGCGGTATTGGATGCCCACGCTTGGCAGCGCGCCGGGGCCGTGCCAGCCGGAGCCATTCAGATACCCAACCCGAGCGGCAGCAAACACGTTCAAATTTGGTGTAATCGACTCCGTGAATTGATAGCCGCCGTAAATTGCATAGGCTTGTTGGCGAAACGAATCGTGGTAGGTCATGCCGCCCGCGAGCCATTGGCCATGCCACGAAGGCACTCGGTACTCGAGACCGCCGCCCCAGTTGTATTGATTTGGCGAGTAGTTCGCGCCATCGCTGGGGTGATCGAAGTGCCAAGATTTGCCCAGCAACAGCACATCAAGCTCACCCGCATGAGCAACTCTTGTAGCCAGCACGATAAGTATTAGCCACATGAGGCAGGAAACTGCCAGGGTTGGCAGGAAGTGGCGAAGACGAATAGTCATGAGAAAAGCTCCGGTTGTTGATGGTCGAATACGACCCCGCGTGCTTTAATTTCTCGTCCCATATTCGCGAACTGCTCTGCGTTGAATGCCCACCGCGAGTATTGGATTTCTCGGAGTCTGGAAGGATTATACCCCATAGCAGAGAGTTTGCGTTCGATAGCCTCACGCATTATTTGTGGCATCGAGTCGATGTGCTGATTCGGAATCTTGCGGCTTGGTGACTGGCTGGAAAAGCCCAAGGTTTTACCTTCGAATATTAAGTTGCCGTGCGCGCCAATTTGAACCCAGGACGATGAGTCAACCGAATACCACGGGTACTCAACCATCAAGGGCACAGAAGTGAGTCCGAATCCATGTACTTTAATGCGAGCCCGACCGGACCCATCGCAGAGGTACTTGTTCCAAATGCGGTCGAGCCAGTGGAACAATTGCGGCGTCGAAATGGGCACCATTCCGCCGATGGTAATGTATTCGTAATTCGCGATGTACCATTCCAGATATCGTTCATCTTCTCCATAGTGGAAGCAAGGTAGAGGTCTAACTCCAAGCTGCTCCATTGCGATCTGGTTCTGATAGGTCTTGAGGGGATCGCCGATTCCGTCCAGCACGGACGCCATAAGAGTTCGTCCGTCTTCGAATCGTATGATATCTTGATTGCGCTTGATCCATTCGCAGTAAGCTGCGAGATCCACAGATACTCCCAAGGAAAACGCGGAAAATGCACCTGAGTCAAGAAAGACCTTGCATCCGTTCTCTCGAATGTGGTCAATATATTTTCCCGATCCAATGTAGTGATATGACTCAAGGTAGTTTTCAATGGATGCGTGCCCTTGCTTCTCACGTTCGTCAAGCTGCGCCCACCCATTGCTTCCGTTATGGAAGTGTGCGGTATAGACGCCTGCGATATAAAGGTTCATTTCAGATACGAAAGCGCTTGCCACCGAAGTTCTTCTGCTTCAGAATCTGTTAGCGGTCGGGATTCCGGATACTTCATATCGCTGCCTTTACGCAAATAAACTTCAGACGAACTGCAAATATCAGAGAATTGAACCAAGCCAAGAAGAACAAACTTATCTGGGACTAATAGCGTATGGATATCGCTGGTCGAGTTCCAATAGCTTTCTTGACCCGCGATACCATAATATTCAACGGAGTGTCCGAAATCGCAAGCGTGCGTAAATTTTCGAGTGCGAGTATCAGGATCGTATGCGAAACATTCGTATTGGCCATCAGAACCTTCAACCCTTCTTTCCCACAATCGAATATGCCCTAATCTGCCATGCAATACGTAACTTTCGAATGAATAGCGATGAGTGTGAGGAGCCACTAAGAAATCACCGCGTTCCTTGGCCATCTTGGCCGGGTCGAGGAAATACAGCTTCACTGTCAATTTATCTGATCGATGTAGGCATAGATAATCCAACCCATTAACATGATGATTTTTAACCGAATGGCGAGCCATTTCGCCTGCATTCATTTCGAGTAGAAGCGTTTCGAACTGTAGAGTGTTCATGGCAAATTGACCACATTGAGGCGAGCGATTCGGCCCGCTGAGTTCATAATCTGGGTTTCTTGTTGAATGGCTTCCATTCTGGCGATTTCGTGCTTCTCCGGCTCATAGCGAGGGGCGCGAACGTCATACATAAGGATGCCATAAAGGCCGCGCAGTCGATAAGTATCGTTGACGTAAACCCATTCGTCGCATTTCCAGCGCATGATACTTTGCGCGTAGTGCTTCGCTTGCGCATAGGTCCAAGCAATCACATACTTCTTTTCAGCGCGGGTCATGAAGCCCTCGCAAGTGCTAAGAATTCGGCCCTAGCCGCTGCCTGTTCTTTAATGGCGCCGCGTAATGCGGTGGTGACGGTATCGCTGTTCTGCTGCTGCACGCCCCGCGACTCGACGCACATGTGGCGAGCATTGATATATACGCCGACACCTAACGGTTTCAAGTGCTCCTGTATCGCGTCCGCGATTTGGTTCGTAAGACGTTCCTGCACTTGCAAACGCCGAGCAAAAGCATCGACAAGACGATCAAGTTTACTAAGGCCAACGACGCGGCCATTAGGAATGTAAGCGACAGTGCAGTCGCCAATGATAGGAGCAAGATGGTGCTCGCAATGACTATAAATGCGAATGCCTTTGCGCACAACCATTTCATCGTAGTTTTCACCGCCGTCCTCGAACGTTTTAAGGAGCGCCGAAATATCGATTTCGTACCCGCTAGTCCAATGCTTCCAAGCTTTTACTACTCGAATAGGCGTTTCGAGTAAGCCTTCGCGCGTAGGGTCTTCGCCAACAATATCACTAAGCAGATTGAATATGATGTTTTCGCCAGTGCCACTTGGACCAACTCTGACGATGCCTCCCGGCCGACTCGACAAAATCTGTTCGGCTTCGGCCAGATAGCGTCCATCCGCCGCAAAAAGTTCATCTTGTTCGCTCATTATTTCACCGAATATTCGCCGAATAGATTGCTGAGTTCGCGCCATGCTCGGCGCATTCACAGGAAATCACGCGAAGGCGGCGATCCGACGTTGCTTCAACTGGGTAATGTCGTAAAAGAAAGCTGTCGGCAATACGCCACGCTTCTTTCGCAAATTTTTCAACGCCGACGCCATCGCTAAAAATAATAACGCTGGCCACCCCGTTTTTATTCAAGGCCAGGAATAGCGCTTTGTCTGGATCATCGCCAGCGACGGCCACCTTGTGGTCAAAAGTATCTTTTAGCTGTTGCTTTAGTCCTTTCAGACCACCGAAATCCATCACCCATCCGCGCTCGTCAAGCTTGTCTGCTGCAAACACGAATTTGAATGAGAGTGCGTAGCCGTGCAACAGCTGGCAATGCGAGTGGTTAGCACGCCATTGGCGAAAGGCGCACGACCACCCTTCTTCGTGGCCGTAAGTTTTGGTTGAATAAAATGGCATCAGATTAACTCCATCCTCATTGCAAACTGTTCGAACCAATCGCCGAGAGGCATTTTTTCTCCATCGCGAGCGAATTGATAATTCGGATCAGTGGCAACTTGATTTTTGAATTTTTCAAGCGCTTCTTTCATGAACGCATCGAAATCTTCGTGACTCATGCTACTAAGAATGAACGCCATTATCGCTCCATGAGTTGCCGATATTACGCAATGCGAACGAAGTTCTTGTACTCTTCCCAGCCTTTGGCTCGCAGCTTGCAAGCCGGACACTCGCCGCATCCGTGGCCCCATTCGTGAAAATGCGGATGGCTGGCTGGCATCCAATTAGGGGCGCGCACTCCGTTATAGCATGTGTGCGATTGCTCGATGACCAAATCGAGCACATCGCACTCTTCAGCCATCTTGAACGTTTCAGCCTTAGTTAAGTCCATCAACGGAGTCTTGATGGCGATCGAAGTTTGATAGCCGATATTCAGTGCGCGTTCCAAGTTATGGATGAAAATGGAACGGCAATCTGGATAACCCGAGTAGTCCGTCTGGCAAACGCCAGTCCAAATCGAATCGGCGCCAATCACCTGCGCATAGCCGTGGGCGATAGTGAGAAAGAGCGCATTGCGATTAGGGACGAAGCTGGCCGGGATGCCTGCGGGCATATGCGCAAGCGACGATTGAGCGCTCACATCGCCGCCGCCATCACACAGACCGCCAATCAACGCTGTCTTGCTGGCAACCAGTTTGCCGAATGCTCGAACGTTGACCACATGGTATGGGACGCCGAGTTTGCGCGCGATTGTATCGGCCTGGCGCAACTCAATCTCATGGCGCTGGCCATAATCGAACCCGATCGCGTAGCACTCGAAGCCATCGTGCATCGCTTTGCCTAGAACAGTGGTTGAATCTTGACCGCCAGAGAATACAATAACTGCTTTGCTCATTTTAGTACTCCGAATTACCCAGCCGGGGCGTGAGCCTTCATCTGGAGGTTGTGAAATTATTCAACACCTAGCAGCTTATGAATCTGTAGGCAAACTCGATAACCGAACTTCATGGCCGAATCAAGAACTGCAACCATATTCAACTTATTGCGAGCCTGTGGGTCATACGCTTTATCAAGCGGGTAGGCGTGCGGGTCTTTCGGCTCGTCCGCAGGCTGTACGTAAATATCCCCGCGAAACTCTGAATGGGGGCGAGCGGGCGCAGCAGGCATACCAAGTACTGAAGTCGGCAACCCATCGCGCGGATCAATATGTTCAAAATCAAGAACGTATTTATATGCTGTGATGAACGGAAACAAGTCTGGGTGAACTTTTGCGGCTTTAGGGCTAACCACAATGGAGAAAAGCGGGGGATTAAATGGCCGATACGGATTTTCGTGATCCTTTTCATCGCGGGGCAATCCTAATGTGCCATTCGACTCCACTTGTACTTCGTGCCCAGATCTCACCAAGGCATTTGCAAATGGAATAATGTTCTGGCGAAATGGTTCACCACCTGTGATAACAACCAAATGTTCACCGTTATAGCCATTAAAAGCCATCCGCACCCGGGTAAGGAGTGAGTCAAGGTCTTCATAAGCCGATCCGGCGGTATATTCCGTATCACAACCAGGACATTGAAGATTACAGCCACCAAGCCGAACAAATACGGCAGGTCTTCCAACATTGGGGCCTTCTCCTTGCACAGTATAGAACACGCTATGCACCAACAACGACAAGCCGTCGCCCCGCTCGATCTTCGTCGGGCGCTGGAAATTAATTTTTTGAATCATTACGAACCTGTGGTAAGCTGACTAAGGGATCGGCCTAAGCCGGTGCCAACTTCTTCGAATCTGGCGGGCGCTCCTGGGTTCGAACCAGGGACCGACGGGATCAAAACCCGTAGCTCTACCAACTGAGCTAAGCGCCTATTTATCCATCAGGTGCATACTCTAATCAGATTAGCCTGCGTGCGGCGCGGGGCGGGGAGCAATCCAACTAAAGTATGCGCCTGATAGGCCGGTCGAAACCGGGGGCTCGCCTATCAGGACTTAAGCGCGACCGTATAGCAGTACGCCCACGCTTTCGTTTGGTTATGCCGCTTCAGCTTGCGGCGGATTTGCTTCGGTGGTAGCGGCTGCTGCGGCTGAGCTTTCCGCCGCCTTTTCCGCCGCCTTGGCCGCTTTCTCAGCGTCCTTTGCCGCCTTTTCCGCTGCTTTCTTCGCCTTTTCAGCGTCGCGCTGGGCTTTCTTTTCAGCGTCCGCCACCTTCTTCTTCTCGCGCGCTTCCGCTAGTCGGGCTTGCCGACCTTCTTTCGACTCGGTCAGGCCATAGTACTTGCGCCACCGGCCGTACTGCGTATGGACAGTGCCGATTTCGACTTTTCCGGTAAGAGCTTCGACAACTTTGGCGCGCTCGATCGGGGCACCGGCTTGTTTGCTGAGCGCATCTGCCGTATCCCATACTTGTTTCGTAACGCCTTGGCCCGGACGAGTCACGCCGTTCTTCTCGTCCTTCACCGCTTTGGCCGCTTTTTCGGCTTCAGCCTTCTTTGCCTTTTCGGCTTTCTCGGCGTCCTTTACAGCCTTCGCTGCCGCTTTGGCGGCGGCTTTTTCCTCGGCTGTTTGCTTCACTTTCTTGGGTTTCGCTTCCGCTTCGGGCTGCGGGGCCGTTTCTTGCACAGCTTCGGTCATTTTCTGTTCATCCTATTGTGGCTAATTAGCGGGGCCGCGTTTTCGTTGCGGGTGAAGCTATCTTATGAGAAACCGGTATTCAATGCAAGCTATTCGATAGTACCACTACTGTTCAATCCCGGTATTTATCGGACGGAACCGGGCAAACCGCCCTTTTCGCCAGTGATGCCCAAACCGCTGAAGCGCTGGCGACCCGATTCAGAAATTGGCAATGCGTTCAGCCAAAATCATCGACAGCTGCGTCATGACGCGCATCTGCGCCATGAGCCGCCGTTGCTCCATTGGATCAACCGTATTCCACTTTGTACCATTGACAAACGCAGTTAATTTCCAAAGCCGTTCGTCACATTGAGCCTTTTCGTCAACGACTCGTTCTTGATGCGGCTCAAGATGACGTTCGTAAGTTTGCTCGAAAATATCCCGTTTGCAAGGGTAAATCTCGCCCTGGACGCCGGTGATTAACATGTCGGCATGCGTCATATGGAGCGTGCCTTCGAGTGTCGGAATCAAATAGCAGTCGTCTCGCTCGTGCGTGATCGCATGCCCTTTGTACTTGAATGACCATGGCATTCCAGTATCAGATAAATTCGCGCCACTTTGGGCGTATTCAGCAACGCCATGCGCCACGAGTTCGTGAAAAGTGATTGCCTCGATAACTACCGGTTTCTTGCGGTACTTAGCCATTTTCAGTTTCCAGTTATGCTGCAATTGACAAAATCTGTGCATGGAACTTGCGCTGTGGCTGTGCTTCCATGAGCATTCCTTCGCGGCTTGCGCGCAATCGGTTTCGATCTCGAATACGTTCTTGTTCCGGCTTCTGCGCTTCGACCAACTTGGCAAGAATCGAACTAACTTCGGCTTCATCGACGATTAATTCTTTCGTCTCGACCATCGGCGCACCAAATACGACGCAGTCTTCTAGCCGTTCGATTTGTTTGCAAACTAAGTGTGGCTTAGCATCGATTGGATAGTAATCCTCAAAAGGATTGCAACCGTATGTAAACTCGATACGATGTGCGTTCAGATCAGCCATTCGCATGACTTTAAACGTCAGAAACCAATCGCGCCCATCGTCCATCATGCGCGGATCATGCATCATTAGCCGATGGGCGTCTACAACATTGGTATAAGCAATGCACTGAAAATCCTGATGGCGCATCGCAAGTCCGACTTGAAAGCCAGTAAAATCTTGTCGCGCGCTTAGCTCCCACCCAGCTTGTTGTAAGCGAGCAGTTGTCGTCTCGAATCCGGCCCAAATGACGCGGTGGGGAGCCGAAAGGAGACGACGTTCGCCTGTCGAAAATGGCATGACTTTCAGTTCGTTCCTTCACTGATCGCAACCAGCAGATCGGCTTTTTGCCGTTCCAAATTGGCCACAATTTGCCTTGCGTTTCGCAAGTCGCGTTCCATCTTTTTCAGTTGTTCTTTCGCGCGTTTGAGTTCTTCTTCACGTGTTTCCTTTTCAACTTCTTCTTGCAACAATTTGATATCCAACATTTTTGCTATCCTCCGAATAATAAACGAAACCGCTTCATAAACCACGATAACTTCAACCATGGTGAGCGCGGTATTCATGACGCCGCATCCCGCGCGGCTTTCCACTTCCCGAACTGCGTGGCCGCGGTTCCTGCATTGGCACCTTCCGCGCTGGCGCGGTCGATGACTTGCTTGCGGAACTCCTTTAGATTGCCGATTTTGCCAGTTACCGCAAGCAGTTCATCGGCAATTTCCCAAATGCGCTTAGTGATGCCCTGGCGCGGGCGCTCAGGAGGGGTGCCATCTTGCGCTTTAGCTTTAGGCTTCGTGGGCGCGGGCTGGCTGGGCTCTCCCGGCTGCGCTTTAACCTCGGCCGCTTTCGAGGTTGCGGCGGCATCTATCGCCGCCTGATGAGCTTCGCGCTGCCGCTCAAGAGCCCGTTTAGCATCCGCAACTCGATCTTCATCTGATTTTGCCGCTTCTTCGGCTCGATAGATGGCTTCAGCTTCGCGTTCTAGCTGAGCTTCATCCTTGGGATACTGTGGCCAGGTTTCAGCATAAGCCGACAGTTGCCGGATACATTCGCCGTATTCCGGAGCTTGCTGCCCGCTCATGTTCGAATACAATTCCTGCATTTCAACTTCGCCGATTGTTGTCCAAGTGCGCTGTTCTTGACCGTCGACTACGATGATATCGAAGTCGTGATAATCGACATACTTCGCCAAATTGGCCCACTTACGAGTGGCGGCTGCTGCCACCATTCGCCATTGGTTCTTATCGATCAGAATGTGCATGACCTTTTTCTCCAAGCCATTAGTTGCAAAGGCATTCTCGGCAGCGGTACGACTTCGGGGGCTACACACGTGCTGGCTAAATTATGGAACTGAATCCAACCCGAACCGCTGCTGAGAATGCCCTTACTCAATGTCTTTATTTTAGCGGTTTAGCTCCTAAAATGGAATCGCGGGCTCGTAGGTTTCACAACCAATTAGTATCACGTCGGGCGGAGGTAAAACTTTATACTCCATGCAACGCGGGCCTCTCTGCTCATCGCGCCACCCGGAGTATTTAGTCTCATCTTTAACTCGCTCGATGTGGCTATTAGTCCAATGTTCGCAATTAAGGCAGCATTCCCACGAGTAAGTATCGATAAGAGCTTTCTGCGATTTCATGACGAATTCGCGCGGCTTTTTGGTGGGTGGTATCGGAGCGGTCGGCGGCAGGTTAGAATTCATTTGTCCGGGTAATCTTCAATTAAAGGTCTGCCTATTGAGCAGGGCTGGCGATACTGTGGCCAGACTCGAGGGCGTTGCATGTCTAGCCATATGAAAGATCGACAGATATCAATGTAGTGTCGTTCCCATCTGCCGCCGTACCATTTTCGATACCAAGAGAAATTGCTTAAGTGATGTTTGATCCAAAACGACCGAAGTAGTTTTCTCATGATACTTTTCTCCACCCATTTTCGAATTCTTCGCGGCCATCAAATGAATGGTGCACAAATACGGATGGATTATCTAACTCGGCAGTCGGGCAGCATTCGCAATCGATATACATGTGGTCCTTAGCATCTAAGAGTGGGACTACGTGCTGCGTTTGCATTTCGCAGTCATCGATAACTACCACAACGCTCCAGCCTCCGAGTTCCATGTCAGTTATTTCTCCCCTTTCGCCGCGTCGTGGTCGATGCGTTCGATTTCGGCAAGCAACGACTCGATCTTTTCGCATGCGTCATGCACGCCAGCATCGAACAGCGCATTGCCTGTTTTTGCGCGGATCGAAGGCAGTTTCGCCTTGATCCGATCGGCGATAGGTTGCTCCCGCTGCCCCGCGCTGGCGGCGAGTAGAGCCTCTTTAATCGCAGCACAAACGTCTTCAACAAGAGCACAATTGACACCTTCACTGCATTTCTCGATGTGACGCTGTGCTATTGAGTAAATCTGCTCTTCAGTCATCATTCTTACCTCCGTTGTGTGCGGCGAGAGGGTCAATCGCTTCGATTACGCGTCGCCACTGCGGCGAAAGTCCTTCGTACCAATCCTGAAAAAGGATCGGCTGTTCCCCCTTCGGTTCGGCCGGTGCGGGGGCATCTTCTACCATCTTGCCAGGTGTGCACTTGGCAAGCAGTCGTTTCCCTTCCTCCTTGCACCATTGACCGAATGGCTGTTCGGCCGGTGCGGGGGCGGCGAGGATGGTGCGGGCGTTTTCGACCCAATCCGAGCGGCGTTGTGACTGAGCGCGCATGTAAAGTTCGGTCAGAACGTTTTCGCTAATCTCACTCATGCTCGGGACCGTCTTGTAGCCGGCCGCCTCGGCCGCATCCTTGTGCGACATACCGTCTTGGACGCATCGCACAAAATCAGCTTGCTGCTCATCGCTCCACGTCGCCGCGCCCCGCTCGGGCTTCGGCGCATAGACCAACAGATGCTTCCATGCTCGCGGGTCCACTTGAGCGGCTTCGCTGCCGAGCCGGTCAACCAAGTCCATCATTTCATCGCTGATCGGCTTGGCGCGCCGCTCCCCCTTCGGTTCGGCCGGTGCGGGGGTGGCAATCTTGGCCGCGCGCTCGCTGGCCTTAAATGCCTCCTGCCCGACATTGTTGGCCCGCGCCCACTCAAACGCGGCCATTCCAGCTTCGCGAAGGTTTCCGCCGTATCGCCATGCTTGGAGCAGCCGGATCAAGTGCCATCGCAGCATCGCATTGAACGCCGCGCGCTCGCTTTCAGGTGTCGGCGCTATGTCTGCATCGTCATCATCGATCGGCGCTACATCCGCAGCGGAGGCGGTAGGAGGTTCGACGCCCGCCTCCTTCGCGATGCTTTCTATGTTAGCGAATTGGTCTTCGTCAAGAAGCTCCGTGAGCCGCGCCATGATCTTCTGCATCGCTCGCCGCATGCGGTGGTTGTCTAAATCGAGTGCTTCGATCGCCCCCTTGGCTTCGTCTATGTCCGCCATCCGCGCAACGTCCTGCGAGCGCGAGAGGGCGGCTATCGTCTCTTGAACGAGCGCATCGTATTTGCGCTGCGTTTCATCGGATCGGCGATGGTCCGATGTGAAATCGCTATCGGCCTGACGCCAATAGGTTTGGCCGAGTTGCCATGCTGTGCGCATGGCTTTAAATATGGTATCGATCAGCTCGTTGTTGTCCATGTCCTCAATCCTAGTCAAAAACGTATGAACGGATATCGCCGAATTGAACGTTAGTGGCTACTTCAATAGCTTTAGGAGTTCGGAGCTTATCGGTTTGCAGCAACGCGGCCGCTACGGTTTCCGGAACTTCTCGTTCGCCGCTAAATTTTCTCCACCAATCGCGCGCAATTCTACCTGCAACTCCCTCATGCTCAATGCAAATCCACTCGCTGTAAGTTTTGCGGCCGCAGTGAAACGTCACCTTAATGCTATCCGTCTTGCCGGGTTTTTTCCACTGCTGATATGTCACTCTATCGACTGGAACTTCCTCATAGCGAGGAGCACATACCGGCGCCGACCGACTATTAGCTACTAACTCTGTCGTACTGCTACGTTCATCAAACTTCAAATACCGTGGAAATTCATAGCCGCAACTCCAACAAATTCGAGCCGATGCGTGGCAATAGCAACCACACTGGCCACATATGCGAACGGGCGCGTCCCCCTCTCGTTTGCGCTCGGCAGGCTTAGGAATGCGTGGCGCATTGATTTGTCCTAGGCGAGTCGTATTATTGCCGAAGTCCAGCACCATGCAATTTTGTTTTGTGCTGGCGGCAATCGAAGCTAGTCGACCCTCTACTGTGGCTAGGTTAAAACCCGGCGCGAAGAGGGGCCGCGTGCCGCGCCCTAGCATTTGCCCCCACAGACCAGGACTCAGCAGCAAGCGAGGTATGCCCATTATATCGATTGGCGGATGATCGAACCCGGTCGTTAGAATGCCGTTGTTTATCATCCATTTAAATTCACCTTCTTTATACGCCTGAATGTTCCTATCGCGTTGCTTAGTTGACATGCCACGCGAAGCGACCCAGGTCGCGGATTCGCCGTAATACTCAAAAATTTCGACTAAGTGCTGGCAATGATCGACGCCACTGGCAAAGACGATACCGCAATGCCGATTTTGACCATGATTTAGCAACTCGAGTACCACTGCTTCATTCTTCTTTTGCGTATCAACTTCTTCTTGCATCGACTTCTGATCGTACTCGCCGCCCTTAATCTTGACGTTCTTGAGATCGTACTTAACTCCAGTTGGGCGCGGGATGGGAGGTACTAGATAGCCTTGTTCGAAAAACCAATTGTAGCTGTCCAGGTCCGTCATGTCGACGATAATGTCCGTAAATAACGGATTATCGCCTTGCGTCAACATGCCTTGCTTCATGCGAAAGCCGGTTGCAGTTAGTCCAATCACTTTAACATGCGGATTACCACCTTGCTCGCGCGGGCGCGCTAGGCGTTGCATGAATTGCCGGTATTGAGTATCTTCATCCTCGCTGATGCCATGCGCCTCATCGACAATCACGAAATCGATGAACCCGAGCGCATCTACTACGCTAATCAGCGACTGAATCGTGCCAAACGTAACCGGATAGTGCAACTGCTTGCGGTCGAGCCCATCGCAGTAAATACCAACTGGTGCTTCAGGCCAATTTTCTTTCAGCTTTTGGTAATTCTGGGAGACGAGTTCTTTCGTCTCGGTCATCATTACGATTCGTGTTTGCGGGTAAGCCGTAAGTGCCCGCTCAACTATCCCGGCAACAACGTGCGACTTTCCAGTGCCAGTCGGCATAAGAAGTAGAGGATTACCGACATTGCCATTCTCGAAATACTTGAACGGCTGGCCTATCGCGTAATCCTGATAATCGCGCGGCTGATGACGCATGTGGCTATTGCCTCACTCCGATTGAAACGAAGGATGTTGCGCCCATTCTGGGCATCCGGTCAACTGTCTGCTTTTATCAATTATAGCATGGTCGTGTGTGGCGCACCTCCAATTGCCGTCTTCGGTTGGGTACGCAGCAGCGCAGGTGCGGCAGTTAAAGTCGGGAATCGCGTTAAAGTGGCATACGCGCCGATGATCGCAATATTTGCAGCGCCAGAAAGACGCATTAGTGCTAATCTTTGGGGGCGCTTCTTTGGCGAATATGATACGCCGGGAACGCTCCCGGTAGCCATCTGCCACCGCCGGAATGATTGGAACAATCTCAAAGTACAGTTCGTCGTCATCCTTGCAAACTGCACAATAAAGCGCATAGTTTAGCTTGTAATACTGACCATATTGCTGCATTTGCGCATAGTGCTCTATCTTGGCAACTTTCACGCCCTCCGGATACTTAACGTAATTCCCTTCTGAGTCTTTCTCACCCGCCAGCTTAGTGAAAGACTTCTTGTTATGCGTCTTCATTTCGAGCAGTAGGTTTTCATCCGGCATTTCCGGAAAACCTTTACCGACACCGTCAATGGCAGAGCCGTAGTGACCACCGAAGTAGCTTACTCGAAATTGTTTTCCAGGCGCCTCTTCTCGCCACAGTTGTATGCCAGCGGCGAGGAACATAGCTGCAAATCGGGCTTCTTCAAGATGCCCGCGGTTAAACAGACGAAGCAGCTTTCCCGCAATCTTAACAGGGGTACTCCAGCGCCATGAATACCAAAGTTCACGCGCACACTCTCGCCCTGACGTACTAATACCCATGTGGATACGGAATCGGTCATGTAGAGTTGCGTCAAAAGCATCATCCACATCCAAGATGACTTTCCGTAGCGCCTCCCGGTAGGAACGTCCCTGGTCAGCGTAGATAACGGAATCGACCAACTCTTTGGTTTGTGTCGCAATAATAGGTTCATAGCTCATGCGCGCCTCAACTAAAAAGGCCCGACATGCGGGCCTTTAAAAATGGCGGGTACTCACGGCCGGTGGTCAGCAGGTCAGCACCTATGCGGCAGATAGCTGCCTGGCTAACTTTGGAGCGACTTTCCCCGCGTAGCTGGTTTTAGCCCTTTTGCCACGGCGGAATCGCCGGACCGCCGTTGGCAACCGCTTGCGCTTGCGATTGATTTGCAGCGGGCGTGGCCGCTTGCTGCTGGGCTGCGGGATTGAAGGGAGGGGCAGATTGAGCGGGCGCGCTGAGGGCCGATTGAGCTTGATTGAACGCAGGCGCGCTAGCCGCTTGCGCAGCTTGCGACTGCTGGATGAATTGCGGCGCAGGGCCAGAGTTCGAGGGCTTGCCGTTTAGGTGCAGAGCAATGTTTTCGGGAGTCGCAGGCTTGCGTTGGATCACCCGGTTTTGAGGGCCGCGTCCCTTCACCGTCTCGCCCGTATTGGGGTTGAGCTTGTCCGGTTCCTGAGCCGTGAGTTCGAGTTCAACGAGGAACGGCTTGTTCGCCAGCAGCGTCAAATCATTGCCGCTGAGGACGCCGACTGCATGACCGATGGACGACAACTGCTTTTGCGCGATTTCGATGGCTTGCGACGAACTGCCGTGCCAGAGGTTCAGATTGTCAAAAAACTTTCGCCCTTTCAACTCGCCGTCTTGAACGGTATTTTCACACGATAGATTGTGGCCAGTTTTGCCGTTGTTCTCGCGCACTTCCATGTCGGTGATCGCGACGAGATACCAGCCGCCCGGTAGCGGCGCATTACCCCCAACATAGGGATCGATGTTTGTTACGTCAAACGCATATTGAATCGGATTCACTTCACATTCTCCTAGGAGAGTTGTTTTACTGCTGGGTTATCTTGGCAATCACTGCTGCCAAATCGGGTTTCTCGTATGGGTCAAGCATCCCACTGCGGTCCTTTGCAGTGTATTGCGGATCGGGCTGCGTTTGCAAGTAGCGAAATGTCTTATTCGTCGTCGAATCCATCGCCACGCCAATGCGGAACGTTTCGTCCAACCAATACGGGGAAGCGGGACCAAGCTGCTTACCTGGGAACTCGGCGCCAAACTTCATGCCGCCTGTCACTTCGTCCTTCACGTATCCCTGCTTAGCCACAATATGTACGTGCTTGCCGGGGAGCGTGTCGCGAAATTTCTTGAAGTAGTCTCCAATAATGTCGGCCACTTCACCGTAGGCTTGACGGCCGTCAGCTTTGACTGCTTTTGCCGCGCCAATCATAACTTCCGCGGTTTCGCTAGCGCTATCCCACGCGAGAGAGCGGAATTCCCCCATGTGGCCAACGAGCCATTCATGCGCTTTGCGCAACTGCACTCCGTTGCGAACCACAATCACTCGCTGCTCTTTCACCCCGCGCGCTCGCGCTTCGGCGTCGCTGGGTTCCATACCCAAATCGACGAAAATTTTCGTCAGGTTCTTCACCGAAAGCGAGAGCAGACCGTTTTCGGTTGAGATAATGATGAACGGCTGAGGAAGTGTCGCGCACAGCACAGTTTTGCCCATGCCCGCTTCGCCATACGTCATGATCTTGACTCCGGCATCCTTCCCACACTGGTCGCCGACGGTGCTGAAAACGAGATCGCTATTTATGCCGGTCTGGCCTGAAGCAGGCAAAGTAGTCGGCAAGGCCGTACCCGGAGGCATCGTAGCCACCGTGCCCAGGGGCGCCCCCGATGCCGCATTGTTGATTTGCGGCGTTGAGTTGCTGGATGGCAAGCTGCTTGAGGTCGACGTTGGCGTAGGCTGAAAGTTTGTTGGTAGCGGGTTCACGCTTTTCCTCGTAGAGTCGATCTGCTTTCTTTAAGGCGGCGAGTCGCGCCTCATTGCGAGCCCGCAATTCTTTAAATCGGGGGTCTTCACCGATCAGCTTAAGGTGACGAATTGGCCCGCGCAACAGGGGGAAGCGCATTATATATCCTCCACTAATCCATACCACTTAACATTTTGTTCATGCGCAACCCGGAGTTCACAAAGCTCAGCAAAACGTGGCGAATTTAAACCGACGCCTGTTGTGCCAAAGCGCCAGTTTTCCCCGTCCCAAAACCGCCAAAATTTACCGAACTTCGTTGTTACCAAATACACCCCGACCCGGGTGGGGCGAGTATAAGCCGGGAAAAGCGCCCGCTTCGTCGCTTTTGGATTAGTAATGACCGCAGTGCATTGGTTCATTTCGCTTGCGCCTTTTGGTCGTTGGCTTTCGCTGCGGCTTTGGGCTTCGGAGCAACAAACTTGACCCCTGGAGTACCCGGCGTAAAAGTGAGCGCTTGGTTTAGAATGACCCGAACGTCGTCACGCAGATTGCCGTATGCGCTCATGCTCAGTTCAGGACGATGACGAATCGCGGAACCAATAGTCGGAACCTCGCCCGATTCTGGATCGATTGGGAGTTTCGCAATTTCTTGTTCGATCGATTGTAATTGCGCCTCGTCAATCTTGACGTTGATGCGACGCTCGAACTCCAACGTCCACCCGCCAGGCAACTCGTATTTGTCGGTGCCATCTTGTCGATTCTCCTTAGTAGGATATCCATCGGGATAAAGCAACGCGTCCAATTGCTGACGACACTCCTTGTCAATGCGCGCATGCTCGGCTGCTTTGGCGGCATGAACGTGCTGTAGCGCCGCTAGCTTATCGAAGTATTCTTGCTTGGTCAGCGTGTAGGTATTGCCGTCGGGCAAGATGTAGTGTGCGGTTTCATCGTCCGATGCGAACGGCAATTTTTGCTTGGGAATGGCAACGCCCATGTGGCTACTCCTTTGGAATTACTTCGTAAAACAACATTTCGAATTTATCGTCGTACCATAAGAACCGTGGCGCATTCAACAAAGGCGACGTGTACATTTCGCACAGGAAACGCTTTAGCTGATGTGCATTCGAAAAACCCGGATCGAATCGCGGAAAGGGGCGCTCGAATGTTTGCCCGGTCTTTCGATTGCACACTTTCACCCGACGAGGGCGCGTTGCTGTCGCCTCTATGATTTGCGCGCTAAAGTATTCTGAGTCCATAGCCAAGTTTCCTCAGTCGTCCGCGAGCAGCCAAGTCGCGCGGGCATTAAAACTTCAGGATTCAAGAAATGCGACAAGGTCTGGATGCGGCTCTCGCCCAAGATCGCGTAGCAAAAATACTTGCTCGCGAATGACGTTAGTGAGAATGTGTTCTAATTTTCGCAACCGTTCCGCTGGATCGACTTCGGCCGGAGTCAACTTCAACCCTAGCCCCATGAAACGATTCTTCACGTGATCGTTGTTCAGCCCTGGAATTTTTAGAGCAACTGCGGCATCGCGCGCAATGCTCGAGTAAGTCTCGCCCGGTTGCGGCGTACGCTCATTGAGAAACTTGCAAAGCTCGTAGTTCTCTTTGAATGTCAAATCGACCCGTTTTTCGACTTTCTTCAAGCGCGGCGGTGATTTCGAATCAGCTGTCATTTGACTTCTCACTTTTTGGTCATGTCGGTTAGCGTCTTTTCCACTAGATCGGTAATCTTTTGTTCATGCGGAATTAGCTTGTTTGGTGTTCGCATCGAGATCACATTGCCGCTATCAACTGATAGCCAAAACCCCAGTTGAGCATTCATGCTGTTCATTATAACCCAATGCAATCTACGGCTATCGTCGGTGGACTTATGGTCATCATCGTATCCGAGCGCCTTATCTTGCGCACTCAGCTTGCGGTTCATGCCTGCCATTTAAGCCGTCTCCTTTTTCGGATTTATCCACGCTTCGGCCGCTTGTTCCGGCGTATAGCCTTTGCAATAGTAATAATCTCCAGTGCCCCAATCGATGCGCCCTCGCAAATTGCGGCGAAGGCGCAAGCACGCGGACTCGAATTTTTCCATCCACTGCGCCCGTGAATATTTCGCCCGGTCCTTCGCCTGATAGCTCATTTTAACCTCGCAGCCGCCTTTAACCTGCATTAAAAGAAGCGAGCACTACGCCGCGCTTAACACTTTCATGCGCTTCGCCTATCAAAGTAACGGCGATCATTGAAGGTGGCGCCCACATGCCATTTGCAATAGAGAAAGAGGTCGGCGCTACACCCGTTATCCATTTGTTCTCGTACGGCGCCCATACAGAGTAGCCGTTAGGATGCATATAACGCGCGTCATTGATATCCTCACAGCACACAATGGCGCTATCGTAAGTATCGAGACCTTCGTTAGCCGTTTGGCTGATAAGAAAGAGCTTCATTTTAGCCTCGCCGACCCCTTTCGTTCATGGGAAACTTGCGTATTCAGATTGATTTTAGCGCCAAATTCCTGCCCTTGGGCATAGGCGTCAGCGTTGACCTTGCTATGGCGCGCCGCATGATGCTTTAAGCCACCGATATGCTCAGCAATCCACTGCTCGTTCGCTGACCTTTCGCCTTTGTAATAGTCCTGCAAAACCAAAGCGGTCCCTGTGCTTTCGCGTTCCATTTCGGCCGCGCGCTCGCGCTTAATTTGTTCCACTCGCTCATATAGCTTATGCATGGCGCCAATCGCGAAAGCCCGCGTTCCTGGCGCCGTATTTTGCTTGTAGATCGCACGGCCCTCCTTCAAGATAGAATCGACGATCCAGTCGCTCATCACCGCCGCTGTCATCGCATTGGACTCGCGGCCGACAAAGTGATGATGACATTGCGTGCCGTTGATCTTTTGGCCGAAGAAATACTTGCAAAAGAACAGATCAGCGACGATGTTCCGAGTCTGTTTGGCCCACGTCCAAGACCAGCCATCCGAGTCAAACTTGATGCGCGGCTCCTCTGATTTCTTGCCGTGCGCCTCTACTGTGGCAATATCGAGGTTATGCTTCGCCATCAAGTTATAGGCCATGCGCAAAGCATTATCACGCTCGCCCTCGCTTGCTGCCAAATCGTTAGCCAAAGCCAACATTTTCTTAATGCGATTGATAATTTTGTCTTCACTCATTTTCGTACTTCTCCTTTCAGGTTATGACCCGCCGAAGCGGGCGCAGTTAGGCGAATTTGAGTACCCAGAAAGCACCTTCGTCGTATGCCGACTTAGGGAAAGCGTCGATTACCTTCTGCGCAGCACGCTTCGTCGGGAATGCTCTCGCCTCTAATGGATCATGCGTCCCGCCAAGGTCATGAGGCTCATCACTTTCGCCATAGAGGAAATATCCGCCGCGACGCGATGACCAGTAGATTATGAATGTTTGTGCTATCGTCATCGCTATTTCTCAGGACCCACTGTCGATGCCGAGCGCAGCACGAATTCTGCTCTGAACTCTGCCCTCGCCAACGCGCGCGCCACGGTCGAAACCTTTCTCATAGGCTGCAATCGCAGCGTTCACAATCTGCGGTATTAAAAGCGGCAACGTGAAAAGCGCATCGCCGTCTTCGTCCAACACTTCAACATGGTCTTCAATGATGAAGGCCATGTAGCCCGGGCTAATACCTTGCATTGGTTTATCGTCCATCATCGTTCTCCTAGAAGCGGGCGCAGTTAGGCGCGTTCCAGCAGTTCCTGAAGGGCCACCATGCAATCAGTTGCGCCACGTGCCGCTTCTGCGCCGATATTCTTTTCAAGCCAAACGGCACGTTCTTCGCATTTCGCAATAGCTTCTTGAAGCGCTTCGTTTCGAATGCGCATCAGATCATTGCGGAGACTGTCTATCGTGCGGTACGCGAATTTTAAGGCTGTTAGCTGCGCTTGCCATCGTCATCCCCTTCGTGATTGCGTTTCATTGATTCTATTATAGCAAAACTAGACCAAAGATCAAGAAAATTTTTGCTTGCATAGTTCTGGCTGGAGGGCCTATGCTTCATGCTCCTATATGGAGCAAGCCATGACTTCTAAGCTACTAGAACGAACAATAGAATTGCTCAACGAAACATTGATTCCGTCAACAAGAATCGCCCGCGAGATCGATTGCAGTACCAAAACTTTATATCTCTTGCGCAACGGCCAAGTTGTACCAAACGTAGAGCTTTGCGAACGTATCTACAACTTTCTCAGCCGTGATCCGCTCGAGGTCAAGTAAATGACTTATAACCCTGAGAATTGGCTAAACATTCCAGTTGAGCTACAAAATCGGGCGCAATGGATGGTTTGCGGGGACGATAAAGTGCCGCGATCAGTTAAGACCGGCTACCCCGCTGATAACACCAATCCATACTACTGGGCATCCTTCGCGGAAGCCTATGCCTACGCGGACCGACACGGCATGTGGATTGGCTTTTGTTTTAGCGCCGGTGGGGGCTTGGCTTGCATCGATATCGACAACAAGATCGATCCGCAATCGGACCCAGTCTTGTATGCCGAGAATCAAGAACGCATGCGGGCTATGTATCGATTCTATGATAGCTATATCGAGCAATCAAAAAGTGCAAATGGTCTTCACATTATCCTAAAAGGAGAAATCGGACCAGGCAGGCGACGCGACAACGTCGAAGTATACAGTCAAGAACGCTTTATGATTATGACGGGCGATGTGCAGAAGGAGCGCCCGTTGATGGACGGCCAGCATCTACTCGATTCGCTGGTTCAACAGATGACAATCAGCGACAGAAAATTCGTTGATCTTGAGGAAAAACCCGCGGTTGAGTCTGACGCCGATGTGGCTAAACGCATTCTTAACTCCCGCAGTGGTGGCAAATTCGAGGATTTAATCGCGCCCGATTGGTATGCGCGCATCAACCCAAATAGCAGGGCGCCATATGGCGATGACCCGAGCCGCGCTGATTTATCGTTTGCCACATTGGTGGGGTTCTTCACCGAGAGCAACGGCCAGATCTGGTCGATGTTCAAGCAAACCGCATTAGGCAATCGACTCAAGAACGGGCAAGTGCGGCACCCAATGTACGACCGCTTTTTAGTACATACGATCAAAGAGGCGCGCGCGTATCTCGCTAGCGATGCCGGAAAGCGCGAGAGCGTAGATTTGCGCGGCGCGACCGATGCCATGCTAGAGCGCTTTAAAGCCGAGCGGGCGGCTAATGAAGCGGCTCAGCGCGCCAAAATTGAAGACCCGGCCCAATCGGCGGCTCTCAATTGGAAACCTGAGAGCGACCACCAAATCGTCAATAAACATAAGTTCGTTTTTAAAAAGCCCTATGAAGTCAGTGCCGAGCCGCCGCTTGAATGGGCGCTTGAGAATGTGTTTCAAAAGCGCTCGGTCAATGCAATCTATGGGTGGTCTGCGGTAGGCAAATCATTTGTTGCGCTGGACCTCATGATGGCGATTGCAGAAGGCCGTGAATGGTTCGGCCATGAAACCGAGCAAATGCACGTGACCTATCTTGCGCTAGAGGGCGGGGACGGCATGCGCAACCGACTCGAAGCGTACCGACTGTCGCGTGGGATAGGCTATCAGCTACCCACCAATTTCGATATCTACCGCGGCCATTTCAATATCTGCGACCCGGAGCACGTCAGCGCCATGATTTACCAGCGTCAGCGTGACCACATGGTAGGGGGCATGTTTGTGATTGATACGTTCGCGAAGGCTATCATTGGGGCGGATGAGAATAGCTCGAAAGAAATGGGACCGGCAGTGCAGCAAGCCCAACTAATTAGCGAACAGCTACAAGCCTGTGTTGTGCTGGTACATCATTCGACCAAACCTGATAAGGATACCGGCATAGCAGGCGGTCTGCGCGGTAGCGGTGCGATTCAGGCGGGCATCGATGGCGTGCTGCAAGTGGCCAAACGCTATACGGAGGACGAAAGCGGCAATCGGCATGTTACTCGCGTGCTGGTGATGGATAAGGTGAAAGAAGGGCAAGACGCGGAGGAACATCCGTTTGAATTGAATGTAGTAAAGATTGGCGAGCGGGTTCGCAAGAGTGGGGAAATCGTTGACGTAACTAGCTGCACTATTAAGGATTTGGCCCATTGCGTAAACAGCCCCGTTGCGCCGATTGCCGGGGCTGGGGTGGCGGGAGGGGCGCCCACTTATAGCGCGGCGGAATATGCGGCAGGTGGGGCGATGGGTGGGGCCCCCAACGTGGGGACTGCTGGTAATGCGAGAGCGGGCACTAAAGGGCCGACCCGAGCGCGAAGTGCTAAAGCTAGCGCCGAGCAGAAAGCGAGTCGGTATAACATCGGCGCTGTATTAGACCGAGCACTCGCCATTGGAGCCGACCGAGTGAATCGCGCCAATATGGGCAAGTTTGGCGCACCGCCAGATAAGCACCCGACCCCACGTGAAGAATTAGTAAGTATTATCACCGATCTAATTAACCCGGACGAAGTCGATAATGCGTTTAAAACCGCGGTGAGAAATGCACTAAACTTTGCGGTTACTTCCGGCAAGTTAGGGCGCTCTACCGAGCATAGTAAGCAGTATTATTGGCTGATGTGAGCTTGTGAGTTATGTGAATGTTTCTAACTCTTATATAAGACCTTCATTCAGCGCGCTGAATGATCAGCGAAAGTCACTGACAATTCAGTGCGCTGAATATTCAATAAGCGCATTCAGCGCGGGGCCACAAGCCTTAGTGGAATTGGGGGGTAGCGATTCAGCGCTAGATTCAGCCCTCGCGCCCGCATAGCATTCCAATTCTAAAGATTGGAATATGCTGCTGATGCAATCTCTGCAAATTTTGATTAAGTGAAAGGATTCAGCGATGATGAAATTTTTAAATACTCCAGTGCGCACCGGACGACCGCCGACTTTTGAGGAAAGCAAACAAGAAAGTGCGCAGATGATGGAATGGTATAAAATTCACAAAGGAGTTAAGAACGAAATGGTAACTAAAGCGATTCAAGGCGATCCGAGTGGGTTTGCTGGGGTGAGTGAGCATAGCCACCAGGTGGCGCTGTTTGCTGCATTGGCTCAGTATCGAGTATGGGCTGAGAATATGGGGAATGAACAAGGTATGGATGGCGATCCGGGGATGGCTGAAGAATTCTATCGGTTAGCTGAAGCGATTAAATGGATTCATGCGGTGCCTAACGGGGGAACGCGTGGGGGCGATAAGAGGAGCGCAATGATTGCTGGTGCGAACATGAAGGCGGAAGGGGTGAAGACGGGAGTGAGCGATATCGATGTGCCGTTTCCGGCGCATGGGTATCATGGGTTTAAGATTGAAATGAAAGCACCAGGGAAAGGACCGCGACCGGGGAAACCGGATGGGGATCAGACGTATGAACAGGTTGAGTACGGCGCCTATCTCAGACAATGTGGCTATTTATACGCCGTCTTTGATAATTGGGCGGATGCGCTCAAAGCGATTAAATGGTATCTGTCGATTGAGCAGCATCCGTTTGAGTGGGCGCTTTGATGATAAGTCGAGGCGCAAGCCGAGATAGGTGCGTTTATATGGCTGGGATGCGATGTTTGAGGAATTCGACGCAGTAGCGGTCTAGTAGGATTGGATCGGCGAAGACGCGGCGCATGTGTTGGTAGTTGTCATAGAGCCATTGGGCGCGATAAGTGGGGTCTTCAAAGCGGACGGTCTCGTTCCAATGCTTGGCAGACTGGCGCGCTTCGTCTTCGGGCCAATTGGCGTTGGCTTCGGATTGCAATGACATGATCGGGCTCCTAATGGTTGCTAAGTCGAGCGCTAGCGAGATTGGCTGTTGGCGAGAATAATGCGTTGGTCAGCGCATCCGGGCGCAATCAGATTGAGTGCGATTTCCCGGAGCAAATGGTCGGTGAGGGAGCCGTGCGGTTGCGGCAGACTGTTGAGTTCGATCAGGTCTTTGGCTAGCGTGCTCATGTTGGCATCCTCTCTGTGGCTATTCAATGGCCCTTGCGGGTCGGGAAGAAGATTGTTTTGATGATTCCAAGTATAGCAAGGAGAATGAGAATGGGCCAAGTGAATGTCTGTACTGGCTTATGCATGGGATAGTTTGCCTTTTAAAGTGCGACGATTCTTGCCCAAGTATGGGCGATGCGCCAGGTTTGGCGGGGCGTCGTAATTATGAAGTAGCAGTCGTTATTGCAGCGATAGCGCTCGTAGTGAACGAAGGCTTCACGTAAGATGCGCGCTTGCCGGTCCTCGGGGAGCGGTTTGATAATCGCACGAGCATGGGCGAACGCCTGCTTTTTGGTCATGTAGGGCTGGCCATTGCGCAAGGTTGATTCATGGCGCAACGCGCGGTAGGCTTGATAGATGGCGGCACGATAGTCGGAATTGGTGAGCATGGCGGGCGCTCCTAAATTTCTAAATGGGATGGTGTAGGGGCACGGTGGCCCCTAGAGACGTAGACTAGGGGTCGAGCGAACGCGAGATTAGATGTTTTTAACGGCCATTTAGTTTGGCTGATAGCTCGGCTGCTTTTTGGGCGTTCTTTTGGTCGTTTTGGTTGGCGTTGAACCAGGCTTGATATTGGGTGCGGGCGGTGCCGGAGGCGATGCCACGGCGGATGCATTCGTCCTGGACTTCTTTGCGAGTGGGAGCGGGCTTGCCTGCGGCCTTGGCAGCAGCCACCATTTCATCGGCGATTTTCCAAACCAGCTTGGTGGGCTTGGGGACCGATGAAACGTGAATCCAGATTTTGCCATTGGGCAAGGTGGAGGTGGCTTGCTGGGCATTGGCGAGGGCATCAGCGGCGCGCTGGGCCGCAGCAAGGTCGGCTTGCGCTTGCGCGATCGAAGCGGCAGTGGGAAGCGGATAGGCGCCTTCGCGCTCGGCTTTGAGCGATTCCCAAGGTTGCGCAGGGAAAGGCCGCGCTTGGAGCGCATGCCATTCGCCATCGACCTTTTCGAGCTTGAAGAAATCGGCCCAGCGATTGGCGTTGATGCCGTTTGCTTTGAGCAATGAGCGCGCGGCATTGCGCGCTGCCAGGTTTGAAGC